TTTTGTTGAATGATATTTATAAGTTTCTAGCTCTTTATTTTCCTTTATTTTTTATTCATCTAGTTTACTTTATGTTCTCATATTTTCTCGTTTTTGACCACATTTTATTTAATTGAACCTAAAAAAATATTCCATGTTTTATGCCACGCACTTTATGCCATTATGCCAAAAACATATTATTGTTTCCTTTCCTTATAATATATAAACAAAAAAGTCTCCCGCTTGGTAAGGAGACTCTTTTGCATAAGTTTTAGTTATCTTAGAAAGGGTGTGTTCATCCACGAAGAACACATCAATAATATAGCACATAAATTTTAAGATTTGTTAAAAAAAACAAAAACCATACCTGATGTGGATGAGGTATGGAATCGTTTTGGTGACAGTATCTAAAAAGGGGAGCTTTTAGCAATTGTCACATTTTGTTGTTGTTTATGCTAGTGCCACAAAGAGAAATGTTAAGATTCAATTGCACGTCTGCAATCTGCACTACACCAAAGAGAGCTTGGGCCTTTATCACTCTACTTTTCCTAGCAACATGATTATATCATATCAGTATGAATTTTATATAAAAAGAACCACCTTTCAAGTACTTCTAGAATGTACTCTATTCAGTGGTAAGAAAATAATATTTCTTTGTAGTCGACTTGCATAAAAATAATATCAATCAGCCACGCTTGGTATGACTATAGATCAATACTAATAAATCCATATGCCTAACTTGGATTTGTGCATCAAGCTAACATGGTTCACTTAGAATTTCTCATGTTTTGGCCTTTGCTATTATAACATAGCAAAAACTGCCACACAACTAAATGCATAGCAGTTTCGTTTCTCCTTGTTCCTATAATTGGTACACGAGATAAATAGAATACGATTGTATTCCCCTAAGCATAGATATTATACCATAGTATAGATAAGAATAATATAGAATGATATTGGTTGCATTGTGCACTCTGCTAATCTATGTGCATATATTATAACACAAAAAACAAAGACCGTACAAACATCATACGGTCTAAGGTACTCTTTCTACACTAGTAGATGAGCTATGAAAATAATAGCATAAAAAAAGAGCCTATGAACTTAATCATAGGCTAAGTATACAAAAAATAGTTGAAGGATTTGTGTCATTTTTTTAATTATGACGCTTTTATAGATATTTAATTGTAATTTTTGCGCATTTTGTACAATTTTGACACTTATATGTGTTATTTTTGTGCTTTACGCAATTTCTGTTAATGGTGTTGGGTCAACCCAAATACCGCCAATTTTAACAATATTCTTTTGAACATTAACCGCATCAACTCTGATTCTAGTTACATAGACAACTGCATTTGTGGTGTGCAATACATTGTCATTATATCCATCTGAATTTGGCACTTTGTCTACCATACGAATTGGAAACCAACCGCCTAATTGAGATAAGTAGCAGCATAAATCATCACCAATCTTCTTTAAGCCTTGATTGCCGATTTTCATATGTACAGATGTAACATAGCTGCCTTCATGCAAGATTTGGTCGATAGCTTCACTACTTGATTGCGTCGTTCCTACTGGTGTATGAGGGTCTGTATCGATACCTGCATCATTTGTCCATCCAATAGCTACTCCATTACGATCAACACGATATGGATATTTAGCACCTTTGATTACTCTACCAATTGAACCGTTCCAATCCCCTTTTAAGATTTTAGAAGTTCCGTAACAGTTTACGCTTAATGTATTTGTGCAGATAGGTGTACCGACTGAATACTTTTCACCACTTGGAGCGCTTGGAGTGCTAGGAGCGCTTGGTGCTACAGTCTGACCATCTAATCTAGCATTTACTTCTTGTGCTAATTGAGGCATTCTATCGTGTAGGAAAGGGCCTGGGCAACTTGTACTTGCAAACATTCTATGCTCTGTCAAACTTCCATTCGCATTTCCTGTATAATTTAATCTAAATCCGTATCTCTTACAAATATCAACACATAAATTTACTAATGCATTCCATGCTTTAGTTGAGATAGTCCAATTAGGCGCACACGTTTCATTTGCAACTTCAATTGTGATAGCTTGGCAATCGTTGTAATAGTTCGAACTTGTCCACGCTCTGTTTTCTTCGTCTACATTCGAAACAATCGTACCGTCTGAACCAATGCAATAGTTTGCACTAGCCATTCTTCCGCTTACTTGGAATGATTGAGCGCATCTTTCGGCACTCCACTGACACGCCATGTGGTGTGGTGTAATTTTACATACTTTATAGCCACCACGTCCTCGCATATAGTTGTCTGCGCTAGCGGGAATATATTTATTTGTTAAGCTTGAATATGACATTCTTCTTCACCTTCTTCTTTTCCATTTGATAACTCTGATTGAGCTTCTTCTGATAAATCTTCAAATTTTACTTCTTTTTCTTCCATATTTCTTTCCTCCTTAGTTTTTATCTAGCAGAAAGTCTTGAATCTCGTCTCTAGTTTCTTGGAGCTTATCTTTGTCGTTTTCAGAAAGCATATTGTTGATAATTGCGATATTTGCTTTTAATGTCAAATTACCACGTTGCTTATCTTCTTCTAATCTTTCCTCATGTTCCCCTAACATTCTAGAATGTTCATTCAATTCTTTCTTAATCCCTTCTTGTGTGATAACTAAGCTTTCGATTGATTTTATTCTCTCATTGTCTCTTGCTAACCATTCTTCGTGTTTTCTAACAGTTTCTTTTAAATCGTCATTAGGTTTCTTTAGCTCTTTAATAATCTTTACTACTCCCCAAGCGGAAGCAATGAAACCTAGAAGCCATAAAACATATTCTAAATCAATAGTGATAACTTTTCCCATTAGTCACCTTTGACGTTGATTTTATCAATTCCATTATCTAATTGAATCTTAACGTATTCTTCAATTTCATCAAAAGTACTTTGAACGATTTCACTAATCATTTCTTTTGTAATGATGCCATGCAATGCATCAGGCACTAGATCATAAAGCTTGCCGACAACTTCTTCAAATTTTTTACCACCAGCATTAGTTGTATCTTTGTAGTTGTCCTCAGCTTCTTTAATGTAAACAACTGCTTGGGCAGTAATTTTAGCAATCACTTCTTGAACTTCTTTTGCTTTAGTTTTAGCTTTGGTACTGAATTTAAAATATAAAGCTAATCCACCACAAACTAAAGTAGCAGCAGTCTGTAATAAAGTTAAAAAATCTTGTACATTCATAAATTTACACCTCCAAAAATATTTCATCTCTCTCATATTTTCCAAGGTACTGTTTTATGGCATCTCAATTATATAATGAAAAGAAAAGGACGTACATTTTATGTAGTACGTCCTATAACTTATACAATACATTTTGTGTGATGTAATTTTACATTGTTCTTAGATACTTTAGCATAAATCATTGTTGTAGCAATGTTTTCATGCCCTAAAATAGCTTGGACTTCCTCAACACCCATGCCACGATTCAAACCATCTGTAGCAGTTGTATGTCTAATCAAGTGAGGGAATATCCTACGTTCAATTCCAGCTAATTCTCCAAGTTGTCCTATTCTTTTCTCGATTCCAAATTTTGATAATCTCTTATGTGGTTTTCTGTCTGAAACAAACAACGCTTTATTATCATCATTTCTAGAATTAAGATAATTCTTTAAAGCAATCTCTGCTCTTGCATTTATGTATGATATTCTATGTTTATTGCCTTTACCAAATAATACAACTTCTTTAGTTTCAAAATTAACATCTGCTTTATTTAAGTTTACAACTTCTGAAACACGACACCCTGTCGAATACAACAATTCAAAAAGAGCTTTATCTCTTAGTGTTACACAAGCATTTCTTAATTCTTCCAGTTCTATGGATGATAATGGCTTGCGTTCTTTTTCTTCATACTTGATTTTCTTAATATTTCTACATGGGTTACGATTTATATATTCTTCATTGCAACACCATTCAAAGAAAGCGTTGATAACAGTTCTTCTAGCATCTAGACTTCTGTTGCTTATTCCTCTTTGAGTCTGAACTTTATACAGATAAACTCTAATATCGTTTGTAGTAATCATTTTAATAGGCTTATGTACTTGTCTAAAAAAATCTTTTAAGTAAAGATCGTACATCTCCAAAGACTTCATACTCATTCCTTCAATCTTTCTTGTTACGAAGTATGTTTGATAGCACTCAGGCATATAATTTGTATAAAGTGCTACAGATGTTTCAATAGGCTTTATTTCATAACCGTTAACAAATACAGTTAACTTCTTAAACAATACACTTAAAATATCTTTATCAAAATCATCTGATAAAGACGAAATAAATTCATTCACAAATTGTTCTTTCATAATTTCTCCTCCTGGCATAAAAAATATAGTCAACGGTCGAAATTATGGTATAATAAAAACGACCTAATCAAGGTTGAAGTTGGATGATGTTTTAGCGGACAATTCCAACTTCTTTTTTTATGCATTTTTCCTAAGTTAAACTTACTACACGTGCTTAAAATAATCAAGCACAAGTAACAAATTAAATAAATTCTTATTTAGTTAACTAGTAAATGTAAATCATTTGCATATCATCAACATAAACGCCAATAGCAAAGTAATTTTCATTGTTTGCTACGATTGCTCCATTTGAAACTCCTAATAATGTATTATTGCTTCCAAAAGGTGCAACACTATAACAGTCATAGTATCCTTTTAGCTGAACTCTAACATCTGTATTTTGTTCTGCATCATTCAATGCAATTCCAATTACTTGTTTACTATCATTAGCATTTGCGATACCTTCATTGTGAATTTGCACTGCATTACCTTTTACAATTTTACTAGTGCCAACATTTTTAAATGTTCTAGTTAAATCATATAATTTAAAAGGTTGTGAACTAAGTTTATTATTACCAATAACAACATAATTAAATAGATTATTACCACCACCATAAATACTCCAAATATCTGCATCTTCAAGCACTCTAACCATATAATTAATTTCACAATTATTAAACGTAATATTAGCTTTACAAGTTCCACTTGTATTTAGTGATATTGCATATGAACCACCATTAAACGTACAATTAGTTGCGATAAAGTTAGGCGGTGTAGTTTGTTGATTGCTTTGGTGCGCCAACCAACAGCTATTAAATTTGCAATCCACATATTCAAATTTTGAATTATCTGAACTTCCACAGCCATAAGAAACTGGTGCGTTCCATGTGCCACTAACTACACCATTGTGCGTAATTTCAACATTTTTAAAATATCGAGTTGAATTAGGTTTTCCACCATCTGTTTCATCATGGATACCATATCTACAGTTTCTACATTCAATTTTAATATTTTCAATCTTGTTATTGACATCACTTAATTCAAGTACTGACACATTAGGAACATTACTTTCTGTGGCTAAATCATCTGATGGATTGAATTGTAATGTCACTTTACCTAATCCAATCAAATTCACATTGTCTGCTAGTGATATACCTTGCATATTTCCTTTGGCGCTTGTGATACCACTATACCAACTTGAACCGCCTAATTCATTGTAAATATCATAAGTTCCTTCTTTGATATAGATATTCCATACATAATTAGGTCTAGTGTTACAATACTGCACTGCATCAATAATACGGTTAAACTTTTCATTAGTTCCAACAATTACACTGTTATTACCAATTTTTCCGTTTAATGTAAATAGTAATGGATAGTTATATAGATTATTATAATTCCAATTATCATTAACATTGTATGTTGCATAATTTTCATTTGTATCAATAATTATGCGATTAATATCGCACTCAGCACGTGCAAATAATAATGTTTCAGATGATACTCGAATCCATAATTTATCATAATTTCCAACATACAAATCATTAAAGTTAAACACTAATTTATTAGTGTAAGTGCTTGTTGAAGTTGCAATAATATTTTTATTCTCATCAAGTAATTCAAGTTTAGCACTTCCCGTTCCTTTGATTACTGTATTAATTTCAACGCTTGTGATAATTAGTGGTAATTTTGATACTAACGTTCCAATACCTTTTAAATCGGCATCATAATAGCCTTGCACACTTCTAACTGTTTTTTGATTATAAAATTCTTGTAATTCAAGTTGTTTAATTAAATCTTCCTTTAGTTGACTAACTCCTAGTGCTTCATCTAACTGTTGAACAGTACCTTTTTTAGTTCCTTGTCCATCTTCAACGATCAATAAATCTTCCTTGTTAATACCTGTTGTTTCAGGCAATTCTTGTATTCTAACTCCCATTATATGTACCTCCTATTTAATTTTCATAGCTTTTATAGTGTTGAATATTACCTTTTTTGTTGTAGTAAACTGCTTTTATTTTCTTTATAACTCCATTGTCGTTGCAGAAAACCTTGGCAGTCCTTAATCGCTCTTTTCCAATTGTATCAACAATCAAGTTAACTCCATTCTTAGCCAAGATGTCTACTCCGTCTTTAGTTAGAATTTCTGTTTGATACAAATTTGTATTGTACGCAAGTTTAAATTGGTCAACCAATGTTTTAAAATCGCATGTAGCACTATCTGATTTAGAACCGAAGTTATCAACTACACGAACGTATAATGTATAACTTGTTTCAGGGCTTAAATTGTCTAAATGAATTTGCGTATCAGTTCCCACATTAATCCAATTTGAATTGTCTAGTGAATATTCATAGTGATCTATTGTTGCTCCTTCATTTACAGAGAATCCATACCAAGCAAACATACCGCCATACGGTGTTAACCGTGTACATTCAATACCACCTACGTTTGGTTTTTCAGGGTTCAATGTTGTAAATGATGTACTAGCTGCTAACGAAGGTTGACCATAGTTATCGACCATTCTTACATAGAATTTATAGTTTGTATTAGGTTTCAAATCACTAAGAGTTAAGCTTGTTGCTTTACCTTGGTCTGTCCATTTTTTTTCATCATTAGATGTTTGATAAGAATAATCAGTAGCCATGTCTCCTAATGAGAATCCACTCCAACTAACTTTTGCAGAATTGGACGTTACCGAGCTTAAAGAAACACTTCCTTTTGAAGGCGCATTAGGATATTTAGTTGTTGTGGTAAAATCAACTGCTTCACTCCAAACTCCATTGTATTTCCTTTTAAAGCGATAATATCCTGTGTATTTTGTATTCGGCTTTAATCCTGTCCATGTATCTACAAAAGGCGTATCTGCTTTTATTACTTTATTCCAATCCGTCCATGTTTTCCCATCACGACTCCATTGGTTTTCCTCAGAATAAAACGGAACAGAAATTGTACAATACATTGTTTTGTATGTACTTCCAACATTGCTTATTGTTGCCTTGTCTGCGGTTCTATCAATATTAGGAAGCGAGATGTCTACTATATTTGTGCTTGTAGGGCTACCTATAGCTCCTGTATATGTTCCATTAAACCAATAATGCACTTTGCTTGATGCATTACCATTAGAATCATGGTCAACAGTAAATGAACCATTTTGTAGAACATATTCCTTGTTCGTACCAGCACCACCATCTGTTAATGTAGCATGGCTACTGTAATCCGGCGCTCCTGTAACACCAGCTGACCAATCTTGTTCAACACGATAACCTGAATAGTTTGGGTTTTTATTTTCAACTAAAATCCTAGTTCTTGTATGGACTGTAGACCTATTATTTATAGCATCTTGTTCGCTCCATGCGTATACTTGGAAATACATATTACATATGCCACTATATGACCAAATTTGATGATTTCCAAGTAATGCCCATCCTCCACCTACATAAGTCATAGATTAGTCTCCTATCTGAAAGTAGAAATATCCGTTAGGACAATTTGTTGTAGTAGGGTCGGCAGTTCCAACTTTGTAACGAATTGCTTCGATATTTACTGCATGGTTTTCATCAGGTGGTATCGTTACGTCATTAACCTTGATTGTTTTGATAGGCACTAATTGATCTACAACTTCTTGTTTAATATATCCAGCATCATTTTGAAGTTCAGATACATTTTTAGGGATTTCAGTTTTCTTTGCATAAACACTAGCTAAATCTAGATTGACAATATAATCAACAGGACTAATTGTATTTCCATCTAATTTAATAGTTGTGATAGGCACTTGAATAGCAATATTTTTTTCGTTGTCTTTGGCAATGTTTGTTCCGTTTACAGAAATTGTCTTTACGAATTGATTTAGAATTTCCATTAAATCCAATTGATTAGAAATATCGCCAATCATATTTCCCCATTTGATTTTTAAATTCGCATGGTCATTGATTACTTGAATTTCTTTTCCGTTGTAGATATAGAATAATCCTTTTGAATCAACATACGCATGGTCTCTACTTGGATTAGTAATATCATTTACTGAATCAACGATTTCTAGCCAAAATTGACAATCACCATCTTTTAAAGGAAATACTACTGCCATATCTTTGTTACATACTACAGGTTGCATATTATTTTCCTCCAGCTTTCATAATGTCTGCAAAACAAGATGCACAAGAAGTAATTTCTACACCTAAGAATTTTGTACAAGCTTCAATAAACTTCTTGTTAATCTCCAAAGCAATATTCAATAATTCAGGGTCTCTATTCGAAGCTTGATATGCTTCAAATGCAGTGTACATAGCCATACTTAAATGTTTAACTAAACACCATTGTTCTCTATCCCCTTTGCCGCCAAAAGAATTGTATAGATAAAGCATTTGAGAACGTCTGATATTGGCATAATCATCAATTTCATCCTTTAATGCTTCAATCTTTTCTAAATTATCAGGAATTTCTTCTTCACTAATTAATCCGTTCTCAACCTCTGAAATACGTTTTTCTAATAAGGTTTTAGCATGTAGTTCTGCACTTGCAATTTGTGTAAAACTACGGATAATATCTTCTCCAATTCCCGAAGTGCTATATTTGTTTTCCATCTACACAACCTCCTTTTTGTATGCTTTGATAGACAATCTAGCAGACTGTTGTTTTTGTTTTCTTTTAAAGTCAATTTGTTGACTGTTCAATTTCAATAGCGATATGGCAGACTGCCAATCTCTAGGATTTTGTTTTACATGATTTGATAGGTTTTCAATCCTTTGTTCATATCTATTCATAGATACCTCTTATCTGTTTACATGACTATATTTAAGATAATTTACCAACGTACAATCAAAATTTCCGTTTCCTGTTACTTTGATTGTTTTATATCCTGGATCTAATATTCTATTTCTCTCATCCTCTGAAAGATACCCACAAGCTTTAAGAACATCAAAATTCGAGTATTGCCCAGGCCATAGTCCATTGCCTGTAATCCACGCTCCGTTGAATTGCTGCTTGAAATATGGTGTCATGTCTATTCCTTCAATCTCAACATTAAAGTTTGTAGCAGTAGAATTATCTATTACTAGTTTAAACTCAAAACGCTCATAATAAATCAAATCCTGAGAAATTGACATTCCTATTACCGCTGGTTTAGAACTTGAACATCCCCATCTAGGGAACTCGTACCCATAAAAATCAACTATATGGTTTCTACGTTGAATGGAATTGTATCTTCCTTTTTCTTTCAAATCATAGACACTATCAGCTAATATATTTATCGCCTTACTAATATCCATAACTAACCACTCTTTCCGTCTCTATCTGTTCTTAGGAATTTCTCTAGAGTCAATGTGTCTATTTCAACTCCTGTTTTATCTATTTCTCTTTGTAGGTTTGTGATATAGAACCAATCATCTTGCTTTAAAATACGTTTCATGTATCTATTGCAACTTCCTAATTGTAATAAATTGAGATCATAAATAAATCTGATTCTATCACCTACATTTACTTCTTTAGGCAATGCTTCACAAGAAGTGTTGATAGAAAACTTTCTTCTTGCATTAATTAGTTTTCTACAGGCACAATCATATACAACCTTGGCCGCATAAATTCTATCGTTATCAGTAATGATAGTTGTTCCGTTTGTAGACTCAGGGTCAATACTCTGTTGTACATAAACACTCTTTACTCTGAAAATACCAATGATATTTGATGTACTTATTGTTGTGGTATTGCAATACGGATAAGGTTGGTTTTGGCCAAAGAAATTAGCTCTACCATTACCAGCATCTGAAACGTACATTGCAACGTGTGATGCAGGTGTGTCACCACCTCTACCGAATATGCACCAATCGCCAAATTGAGGTGTATCAACATAATCAAAGAATTGAGAATAGCCTAATTCATCTCTGTTATACCAAATGTAATCTGCATATCCATCACCGCCAATAGCTCTCGTTGGGTCAGGATAATTTAATGTCTGCAATGCTTTTTTCCAAGCATCTACACATTGATATGGTTGCTCAGGAGGTACACCATCCATGTCGATAGATTGACCATTCCATGTGTTGATAAAATTCTGAGCGTTCCAAGGACGAGATTGTGTTTTATCCGTATCGGTTGTAGTTCCGTTATCGTCTTGTTCCCACTCAGGAATCAAACCATAAATACGTTGAGCAAATTCAATACGTTTTTGATACTGTAAATCAATAGATGTATCACCACGTTCATAATCTGCCATAAAAGCCATTACCATGTAATTCATATCGGCTTCCATGTGTGACCATTGTTGGAATGTTATGTTATATGAAGGAGTAGGAATCCAAGGCCCATTTGTAGCGTTTGTTGACCATTCTTCAACTAACTTAGCTACTTCCCCTTTTCCGTACATTGTGTAGCTTGAATATCCATGAGAACCAAGCCAATTGGTGATTCGTGTGTACGGAGTCCATTGAACCAATCCAAATCCTTTTTGAGAATCAGGAACATCACCCATTTGATACAAGTTAGGGTTTAAGGTTGATTCTACGTGACACGAACCACATAAAGCAGCAATAGCAGATTTACTCCAAATGTCTTTTAAAGAGTGCCATAAAGCTTTAGCGTTGTTTATTTCCTCTGTATCTGTTAAAAATCTTTGCTCTTTAGGAATTACCCATTTATAGCCCTTAGAGTCTTTTGTCATGTCCTCTAGACTAAATGGCGATAAATCATCAAAAGCAAATGTTCCTTCAATGAATACACCGCTTTCATATCCAACTGATTCCGTATCAATAATCGAATACTCCAATTGATTGTTAGGAGCTAATTTAGGAAAGTCTACATATTCATAATCACGCTCGTTATTTATGTTTGATCTCAAAATAACTACAGGAAACTTAGGGTTCTGTAAGCTTTTATCGTTATATACTTCTCTTAATGACAAAGAGGACATACCACTATCAGATTTATTAGCATAAACTGTAGCTAAGTTAATAACATCCGAAAAATTGGTTTCCATTGTTGGCTCACCAATGATTCTGTAGTTTCTTCCTAACGTTGGTTTATTAGAAAGCATAACAGGTTGTTTCTTTCCAAAATATCCAACTTCAACTTGCTTATCATTTGTAAATGGAACTCTCCAATAAACAGATTGTGTCAATTCACAAGTTTTAGTAAGTGCATCCAATTTAGATTGTCTAGAATAAACATAGTCAATCTTTTCGTTATCAATCTCAGTTTCAAAATTCATCTTCCACTGAGTCGAATAATACATATCTTCGCTTTCGTATACGTTCTTTATAAGAGCGTTTTTAACCGCATAATTTGTTGGGACTTGTCTGTATTCCCATTCGTTGATTACGTGCGTTAGAGATATGTTTAAACCACTTACAGAGGGTTTATAGTTGGTAATCATTCCGTAGAAAACTCCACAATCCATGATTACCCTCATTTCTTTTCTTCCTGAGATTAAATCGTAGTATTCGTTAGGAATTGTGATTTGCATTTCAGGTACTGTCATTAACTCGTTTGAAAAACTGATTGTGCTTAAAGCCTCTCTGAATCTTTTCTTAACTTTTCCAAATTCTAATATTTCAAAGTAAGGAATCATATTTACTCCTAACTACCAATTTTGCCTTGTCCTACCCATTTACCATTTTTTCTGATTCTACTTGACCCTTGGTTTTCTTTATTCGCTTTATCAGCACTATATTTGCCAATAGTGGCCCAAGAGCCTTTAACTCTCTTTTTAAGCCATCCTGTAGCTCTATCCAAAGAATAGAACACTTTACCTTTTCTTACTGCCCATGGTCTAAAATCAGGGATAACTTGTTGAATAGAATATATATTCTCGTAAGGTAATGTAGCATCTTCACCTCTTAATTCAACTTTAACGTGTGTTGTATCTGTCGGAAGTTGTAACTTACCACTCCATTGACTATTTTGTGCCACTGTTTCCCATCCTGATGAATAAGCTAATGCCCATGTATCGGCATGAGAGAATATTACTTGATTGTAAATCTCTCTCCATGAGGCTTTATTGTTGTTAGAAACGCTTATGATCAAAATATAGTTATATCTTCCACCATACTGTACATACTTTCCGTTTCCTGTATATTGACCAGCATCCGTTACACCATATCCAACTAAATCTAATGTGAACGTAACACCATAGTTTCCATCATCTGAAAAATTGATACCTTTTCCATACCCTTTAGCATGGGCAGCAGCAAGTGGGAATCCAAAGTCTGCGGTATCACCTGGATTTCCACCTAATACTACGTTTGCGTATGGCCCCGTGTTATCGTAAGCTCCATGAAAGTTTTGCCATGCCATTAAACACCACCAGCCAAATCATTCTCAGAACTTCCGTTATTAGTACGGATGTATGAATTTCCATCAGGAGTACCACCAAAGATATTGATATTACCTGTAGCAATGCTTCTTCCGTCATTGAATTTTCCTTCAAATACAGTATCTCCTGTTTGTTTCCATGCTCCACTGTTTTTAAGATTTGTAAGAATCTTTTCAACCGCACTGTACATATCTCCAATGCTGCCTTCGATACCACCAACCTTATTTTGTAAATCTCTGATAGCATTCCAAATCTTTTGGATTTCTGCCCATAGCTTTTCGATTTCTTCCCATTGACCACAATCAGAACAAATCATTACATCCATGATACTGATTAAATTCTTTTCCAAATCTTTGATAGCTTCTTTTACATCACAAACATCATATGTATCAATCTTTTCTAACAACCCACCTAATAAGCAATCGTTCATATCGTGCATATCTGTACAGTTGTTATGGCCCTTATTTTCAAACCCTTGATTTGCTTTAAGATTTGCACAAATAGCATCTGTTACACCTTTTTGAATGAAATTACTGCTTGTAGCTTTTAAAGAATCGCAAGCAGAACAAACATCTTTATTCATTTATGTGTACCTCCTAATCTCTACAGATAACGAAGTTTACCTTGTTATCATTTACAAAACGAGTGTGTAGAGATATTTCATCATCTTCTATCCAATCAACATAAATAGAAAGGAACTGCAACCAATTCGTTGTTTCTCCAGCTTTTACTGTTCCACTCATGCTTAATTCCACTGTTTTGTTAATATCTTCTTCAAATGAAGCGTTTGTTGTTTTTTGATATACCAACGACCCACTCTTATTAGGAACACGAATCGAAACAGTAGGAGCTGAACCAGATTGAACTCCTGTCATTTTATAAGAGTAGTGTTTCAATGTAACACTGTTGAATTTGTATGTAGCACTCTTATCTTTGTTAGGCTTCATACAGAAATCTACTTTTCCTGTAATAACTCCGTCAGCTACTTTCTCGTAATCACTAGTGTGAATCCAATCTGAATATCTGAATGTGAAATTACCTTGTCTGTCAATTTCAACGCTCAATCCAGGTGTAGACTGTTCAATAGTATATTGCGTTTCGATTGCCAAATTTTGAAGTTGAAGATTATACAACTGGTCTTGCAATCCACACATCCAACAAATCATAGCTGCTTTCATGTTGTAATCATTGTTGGCATATTGACTCATGAATAATTTCCAATCACACAAATCAAATCCATCTATGATGTCATACAAGCCTTTTGTAAGACAATCATTGGCATTTTCCATGTCTGTACACGTATTATTACCATTATCAGGATTTAAGCCTGTATCGTTTCCTAAAGACGTACAGATTGAATCTGTAACACCATTTTGGATAAACTCTGCACTGCTATCTTTTAACTTTCCACAAGCAGTGCAATAACTTTTTACATTCGCCACTGCAAGCCTCCTTAATTTGTAAGTTCATCAACATCTATATATACACAAGCCATCTTACAACATGAGCCTGTGACCACTAATCTATTCATTCCATGATGTACTGTGAACCCAAATTCATCTTCGATCACTAGATTATCTAAATCTACTTCCTCTGATGCACAACATCCATCCGCAGTAAAGTATAAGTTCCAACTTGAATCAAGTGTTAAAATTCCATCATATTCACCTAAAATCATCATTTTGTTTCCGTTGATTTCAATTTCAGGGTTTTGGAATTTACCATCTAGAATCAATTTGACCTTATCGGTATCTAATACTGTTCCACTGTAGAATCTTCCAGCAATTGACTCAACACAATAATCTTTTTTACAGATTTTGTTCTTAATCAAATCATCACCGAAAATTTGTTCACCTTTGATGCAATCATAGACAATCTTGTATGAATTGCCACAATTCATAAAATCTTCCAACGCTTTAGTTCCCATCACACATAAAGATGTTTCCTCTGTAATGTCTCCACAATCACATAAACACGAATTGCAAGTTTCCATATCAGGGGGGCAAGTAACACAACACGATAAGCACTCTTGAGCATCTCTGAAATCCTCACAATCAAGGATATTACATACAGAGTAAGGAACTAAGAATGTTTTCTTTGTATCTGCAATATGCCATACACCTTCCCAAAGTTTAAAATCAATATCCATTGATAGATAACCTTGGTATTTTTTGTAATCTTCACTAAATCCTGTGACATAGGCCCATGCCCAAATCAATTTGTTATCTTGAATAGCCCATAATCTTCCAGGTTTAAGCAAATTCAAATTGAAATAGTCACGTAGGAATCTTCTATCTTCATCATGAAAATGTTCATAATTAAAATTCAATGTTAAGGACAAATCACCTTCCGTAAGAAACTGTTGATTCTTTTGGAAAGCAACATAACTACCATGTCCGTAACTATATTCTTGTGTTGCAGTCTTTGTATCTTGCTTTAGAGAGGCAGAGGAAATCTCCTCCGCACTGTCTATTACAAGATCATTGAACTGAACGTATGTTTTTAATGGGTTTAAGTTATAACAAGTCATTATGCCAAACCTCTCAAGCATCTACCTACTTTGATAGCCTGCCTTCTTTCGTTTCCTTCGTTGAAAGCGATACTGTTATTCGTAACACGATTATCGTTATTGTTGATAGTCACGTTCTTATTAACAACATTTCCAACATGAGAACCATATCTAGTAGACAATTCTTTGAACGCACCTTTTAAATCCATGTTATTTACTTTATCCATGAAGCTTTGGCCTGCGTTCTTAACTGCACTACGTTTCATTACATACTCACCAGGAGTCAACATAGCAGGCACTGTATCTGTTCCACTAGGCTTCATAACGATAGGTTGTCCGCCTTTTTTCAAGTAAACTGGGCCACCTTTAGCAAACTTAAAGTTTTTTCCTTGTGATTCATTTCCTCTGTTTACTGTAGGAGTAGTTGTACCGCCTGTATTAATGCTTCCTGATTGATTGTTGAACGCATTTTTAAATGCACTTCCTAAGTACTGCCCTAAATCTGTGAATCGTGTTGAATATCCATACATCATAGTAATCTGATTAGAGATTGAACTAGACATATTAGAGATGCCTTCACTAAATCCACTTACAACATCTTTTCCAAACTTCTTACCTACGGATTTGAAGCTTTTCTTCTTCAATGAAGCTTTAGCATTATCAATCTTAGTTCCAAATGAACCTTCAATATCAATACTTTTGAAACCTTCAATAATTCCATTTGCCATATCTGTACCAGAGGTATTAAATTCAGACTTCATGTTTGATAAAGTTGTTGCCATATTGTGGAAGGAAGTTACGATTGAGTTTACTTCTGTAACAACATCTGTAGTAGCTTCTCCAACTTTCAATCCTTTAACATTGTTTAGGAATGTTTGAATACCTGTTGTGACTTCTCCAACCTTAACAAAGTCTAGATTTAATCCAACGATAGAATTTAAGTTTTCACACGTTTTCTTTAACTTAGAAACAGTCTTATTAACTGTGTCCATGTTCTCTAGGTTTTCAGTTAATCCTTTGTTGGTTGCCATTTCATTCACTGCATTTCCAATACTTTTAATATTTGCTCGTAATGATTCAAAGTCGAAATCAGTTGAATAGACGTTCAAAGTTCCAAACTTGAGGATTATATCGCCTAAAGTTGTAATCGCCTTTAGTGCGTTATTAAATAGCTTAGAATCAGGCATTTGTCTCAAGTTGTAAGACAACATATTCTTGTCTTTTCCTGTTCCAACACCAGCTACAGAAATATATCCAATCGCTTGAGAAATACTAGTGATTGTCTTTTGAATATCCTCTGCATTTGGTAAATGATTGTTTGTGATTGTTGCTTGCAAGTTTCCAAATTCAGGAACAATCTGTTCCAAAATCTTCAATGTATCTAGGAACTCTTGAGCATTTGTAGAGTTTAAATTAGATTTAATACTCTTTGTAACATCAGGGAATACAATCTTTTTCATTTCTTGAACAACACTAGCTACATTCTTTAAAATGCTTGTACAATTCTCAACGTTAATTGAACTTCCGTTGATACTAGACATTTTAGAAAGGCTAGAAGCCATTGTTGTATAGTTCTTAACGATACTGTTTGCATCCGCAATGTTTGTTGCACTTGATGTGCTAACTGTAGGAAACTCAAAATCATTAATATTCTTGATTACATCTTGAATATCTTTGAATTGATCGTTGAAAGAACTACTATCAATACTCATTCCTTGTACTTTTGAAATTGATTCTCCAATAGTGACAAGTTTCTTTAAAATCCTAGTGATATTCCAAGTCTCCATGTCCTTCCATAAAGACTCAGAACTTTTAATAACTTGACTCCACCAAGAAGAAAGTGTTCCTTCACCTTCAAACATATCAATGACATCCATAATTCCTTGGATTTTCTTTTTCAATCCTTTTGTGTTTGAAGGAACATTCTTATCGACTTCTTGCATAGCTTTAGCACAAGCAATCAACGTACCAGCTAGTCCTGTTGTTGTTACCATTCCTAGCACTTGGGCCAATGTAGTGATTCCACCCGTTAGGACACCAGCACCACCTTGAATACCTGTAATAAGTGTCATAGAGCCAATGCACTCAAATAAGCCTAATAACTTATCATTGAATGTATCGAATCCATCAGGCATAGTTTTATCTAGCTCTTGCATAGCTTTTGCAAATAGCCATAAAGCTCCGCCTTGACCAATCATCATTGCTAATCCTGTTAATGCATTGTTCATCTCTAATGCTTTTGAAACTGCTGTATTAAGTGTGTTAGCTCCCATCATCAATCCCATTACAGAGAACAAATTTGTTAATCGCATAGGCAATGTTGTAATGTCATTTGGAACATTCTTTTCAATTTCCTTTATCGCTTTGCAATAAAGAATAATTGTTCCTGCCCCACCAGCTATGATAGCTAATGAAGATAATTTATTTTTAAATCCTTCTACATCAAAAGTTTTTGGAGTACTTGTCGCAGTAGTAATCTCATCTGAACTTTTGAATACATTTTTAATAGAACTAAATTTACTTCCTAATTTTCCTAGGAATGGAATATTGAAACTTTTTCCTTTGAATTTTGAAGAAATGTTTAATAAATCTCCTAAAAGACTGATTCCACCGCTTCCAAGTTTCATTAACTTACCAGCATACTTTAATCCAATACCAATTTGGATGTAGTCTGATACGAAACGTCCTAATCCTTTAGAAAAGCTTCCGTCTCCCATTTCGGTGATTTTATCTTTTGCAAAATTATATAGACCGCTAACAAGAGGCTTGAAGAAATCAATTGCTCCTTTGAAATCATCTAATCCTTGTTTAAATCCACCAACAAAATCTTTGAAACTAAACGTTTTTAAAACGCTCAATAATTCAGAGAACTTCGTTTTAATGAAGTCTATGCCTTCGCCAATTTCTTTTTTATGGCTTCTAATGAAGTTTGCTCCTATATCTCCTAAGCCTTCAACTTTTTGAGAAAGTTTATAGATATTTCCGTAAATTGTAGCTCCTGTTAATTCCGTTGAAACCTCATCTAATGCACCTAACCACTTTTCTTCGGCTTTACTAAATCTCTTAGGGATTAAGTCAAGACCGTTTGAGATTGTGGCTACAGATGATTTAACCATAGTTGCCAACGAATTTAGGCCACCACCACCTTTTTCATCCAATTCAATCAGAGCATCTTCAAATTGTTGTAATGAAATAGTTGGATTTGAACCTGTAAATGCTTCTCTAAACTCTGCAAATGACATATTAAATTTCTTTGCAATAGCAGTTAAGGCTGGTGTCATACCTGCATCTTCCATTGATCTCAATGTACGAGCATCCATTTTAGAACCCATGATTTGAGAATACTGAGTAACCGCATTGTTTACCCCCTCAGAATCACCACCGAATGTCAAAATGGAATCATTAATTGCCGAGAATAGCTTTTGAGACCTATCTAAATCATGATTGATTGAAGTAAATCTCGTGACATGGCTTAGAGCGTCATCTAAAGTGGTTGGTAGGCCCAAAATGCTTTCATCTAGGTTATCAATCATCTTTTGGATTTTCGTTGTAGAATCGTCTACATCACCTACTACAGTGGACAATGTTCTTTTCGCAACTTTGATTGTATCGTATCTTTTAACACCGTTTGAAAATGCTTCGCCCATTGCGTTTTGTGCACCTGAAACCAATCTATACAAACTAGAATATCCAACACCTTGTACTAAGAATCGTCCAATATCTCCTATTGGATTGTTTTGGAAATTCTTAGCAATGTTCAACATACTAGAGCCTAGATTTGACATCTTATTTCCAACATCAAATGTAATCTTACTAGCTGATTTTAATGCTTTAGCAGCTTGTTGAAGATTGTTTAGTTTATTCAAACTATCTTGATAGCCGATAACTTGTGACTCAATATCAGCCTTTGTGTTTCTTACATCATTCTCTTTTTTGATTGTTTCATCTAGCTTTTTATTTGTATCTTCTAACTTAGAAGAATCAGCTTCTAATTTTATTTTTTCTTTATCTAAATCTGCGATTGAATCATCAATCTCATCAACCAATTTTTGAGCATCATTTAATTCACTGATGTTAGCTTCAATCTTTATCTTCTCTTTGTTAAGATTGTTAATTTTCTTTTGTACTTCATCAATTTCAATGCCAACCTCTCGCATATCATATTTGAGAGCTTCACGTGCACTGTATAGGTCTTTAAGCTTGTCGCTTTTATCGTTTTCACCTAGTGTCATGTCATTAATGACATCATGAATTTCGTTGGCATTAGCTTTTAAATCAATATCAATAGAAAGCTTTTTATTACTCAAGGCTAATAACTCTTTTTTAAGCTCACTAATATCATCTTTAATATCCAATAATTGATTCTTGAAATTAGCTAGATTATCCAAATCTACTTTCAGAGCAAGCTTTTGTCTTTCTAAAGCTTCCTTTTCTTTTTTGATTTCTTCTAATCTTGCCTTAATTCTTTCTAATTCTTGGGTGTTAGCATCAAATTTGAGTTTTACCTTTTCAATTTCTTTTAACTCTTTTTCGAGTTGTTTTATTCTTGCTTCGGCATCCTTAATGTCAAGGACTAACCTAGCACCGACTTCACGTACTGACATCTTCGGACTCCTTCGCTAAATCTGTTTTCTGCATGAAATGAACCGCATATCTGTCAATCTGAGGTATTTTCTTTTTAGAATTTTTATTTGCCTCGTTAATTTCATTCCATGTTTTATCGCTTTGTAGATTTGCGTAGTACCCAAAGGCTACAACTAATTCAGAAACACCCCAATGGTCTAATATCTCATTGGGGCGTATTTTTAGAATTTTACCGACATAATGAGCCATGGTTGAATAAAGATTTAGTTCTGCAACATAAGACTTTGCTTTTTTTACTGAATCCTTTTTATCATCCCCCTTATCAATTATTTGATAAAAACTGTTTCTACCTCATTAAATAATTCAGGATATTTGATAATTAGGCTAATCATGCAAGTTAAAACTGAATATTGCATCATGTGATCTTCATAAAATTCATCTAATCCTAAGAAAATTGCAACAACTTTATAAAGTCCATCAACTAAATTTGTAGAGGATTGAGCGTATAAATGGAAAATCTGTTCGTTTGCTTCATTCATATACGCTTCATAAATCTGAACCATAGTTTTGCTCACTTCTTCATCATCTGTGTCTGTTGTAACGATTCCATCTTTTCCTTCAATGAATTTGTGACCATAGTATTCCTCGATTTCTTGGAATTTTTCTTTATATGGGTCTAGGATTTGTTCTGCATCCAATAGCAATGGTTTTACTTCGATTAAAGCTTCTACCATCTTCATATCTTGTCTAGGAGATAATGTTAGATTTTCAAACTTCTTATCGAACATAACATATTGCCCTACCCTTTTAGCGTTATCAGGAACATCAATTTTATGTTCTTCGATTTCTTTTTCAGTGAATCTAAAACTCACTTCAATATCAATTGTTTTAACATCTGTCTTATTTGCATCACCAACAACCGCAATTTCACCACCATTGCCATAGACTGCGTGAGGAGTATCATCCTCACGAGCTACTTTTAACTTTTCAATCATGGCATTTAACTGTGTTGGTTCTAAAATCTTTTGTTCTTCCATCTCATTTGCCTCTCAATTTCTATAAATTAGCGTTAGCTTTGTTTACTACATAAACTTCATACCAGTTTCCACGAGTATCTTTCTTGAACGCTAAGCTAAATTCAAACGCTCCGTCATCAGGGATACCCATTGGGAATGAAGTGATTTTTGCATTGTGGTAAGTAAATACTTCCGCAGTTCCATCACTTCTATAACGAGTGATTGTAACTTTTGCTCTCTTATTCTTTAAGCTATCGTTGTTTGCTACATAGTGTTGCAATACATCAACAGTCATTGGATAAGAAATCTTTAATGTTTTACCTACTAAATTTTTGTTGAAGTAAATCTTTGAACCTTCAATATCTAAGCTTGGATTGATTTTACTGTTCAATACTTGGTATTGAGACTCATCTAAGTTAGCCAACAATGGAGTGTTGATTCGGTTCAATGTAGAATCTGTAATATTGCATTGGTCACTCAATGCTGCATAGATAAATCCACATTCTTCAACAAAGTGGTCTGCAATATGGATTGAACCATATTCAGGATGTTCTTTATCTGCTTCAATAACTACTTCCTGAGTACGCATCATAAAGCCTTGAGATTTATCTCCCTTGCCAATGAATGGGTTCATAGTTAAGTAGTTAGATGTTAATTGAGTACCTGTAAATGAACGCTCAATAGAAGCAGAATCATCATCATAAGAATCGTCAAAGCAACTTGTATCTACAGGGTCTACAGTGTCGTCACCATCAAATCCTGATAAGCAGCTTACTTTAATGTCGTTGTTAGAATCTAAGTCTGCAAATTCTTCAAAGAAAGAAATTGAAGAAAGACCAATCAAGATACTATCTGTTGATTTATCTGTTAATGCTACTTCAATGCTTAAACGGACACCTGATGTACTTGCTTCCCATCCTTTTCCTACTACATTTGTAGGAACAGTAGATAGGTCAATCTGTACAGGGTAGAGCCCTTCTTTATCTGCTTTTAAAGTGCTTGTATACTCATCTGCATTTGCCATTTCATGATCTAAAACATCTGAAATCTTTGTTGTGATTGTGTAAGTACCTGCTTGAGGAACATTCACGTAGTAGTAAACAACACCTGCCGCAAAGTCTAATGCATTTTTCAACGCTTTAAATACCGCACCACTTGTGTGTACTTTGTTTCCTTCTCCTTCTAATGCATCTGTTTCTTTAGAAGTAATGAACAATGTACCTGTATTTTTACATCCAAATGATTCGCAAACGTTGATTAAATCAGGTGCAATAGTACGTGATGTATAAGCACTAGCAGTACCTGTAATCTTTTCAAATTTACGAGTATTGATTTTTAAACAAGAATCAATATCACTCATGATAGTAATATCAATTTCTTGAGTTTTAGTTAATTTAGAGACACTTAATTTGTCACTAATAATTTTGTTAATGTTGCAGTTAGACATTATTTTTGCCCTCCCATTGTAGCTTTTAGTACACGCTCCATAGCACGCTCTGCTTTAGCACCGCCTAATTGATTTAAAGCGTTTAGTTTGCGTGAAACAAATGCTTGAACATCTACTTTCTGTTCAGGAGTCTTTTTAGCTTTTGAAACTTTTTCTTCCATTTTTAATCTCCTTTATTTAACTTTTGCATCAAATCTAGATACCGCTCTAGCAACAAAATCATTTGCCTTTCTAGGTGGCATCTTAATTTTGTGTGCAAAGTGTTTCTTTCCCATTTCATCTACCCAAACGAATGGCCTTCCGTTTTTACGCACTAACGTATAAACTCGTTTCGTTCCATTCTGTACCATTGGGGAGTAATCAACGTGAGAAGGGTTTCTAGAATCTTTTTCTAGTTTGTCTGCATCTACACCGATTAGATATTCGGTATTAGATACTTTTTCCTTCGTGATTGAATCCTTTAAAGCACCTGGCCTATATTCATTCCATGGCATACTTGTCATTTCTTGAGCATAGAATCTACTCCCTCTTGGAGCTTCTTCTCGCATGGTTTCTTCTAATTCACTAGCCAATCCTTCAAAATCTTCTTCACACGCTTCTATAACATCTTCTAAGAGGCCTTTTAGCATTTCCTACACCTCGATAAAGGGGTAATAAAGTTTGCCTCCATAGACGTATTTAAAGCCTTTTAGGAATACACCGTCTTCATACGATACTTCCTCAACTTTGTTCATAAGGAATATTTTTACTAGGCCACTAGGCAAACACATACGTTTTGAATAATCATAAGATGTGTTTGATTTGGCTTTCGCACCGCATACAGGGCATCCGTTTTTCTTTGTGGAACTTTTCATTCCAATATATTTAATTCTCATACTACTGCACCAACCCATGTGTCTTTTGAATTACATACTGACAAGATACCTAACTGCTCTGAATACGCTTTTGTAATATGTTCACGAACATACACACTAATTGAAATCTGAGCATCAGAATTTTCTTCTGAGATAAGAACATCACTACCATCTGTTTCTTCACAAGTGCTACAACCACATTCGCATCTATTCATTGCGATAACAAATTGTAGAAAGTCGCAGAATACAGGCAATAGACATTCAGGTATCGTTTCATATCCAGCTACATAACTGACAACGATCTTAGATAATTCATCACATCCACAATTGCACACATCTTTGTAGTCGATATTAGATAAATCAACGTACACGATACTGTCGTATGGGTTATAAGAAAAATCTTTATCGACTTCTAATTTGTGAGTAGTAAATGTAATTCTTTCTCTAGTGATAACAGATACTTCAATCGTTGTTGGGTCAATCATTGGATAGAATAGCGGTATGCGTACAATTCCTGAATCGCAACCACATTTCTTAAATTCACCAACATCAAAGACTTCCTCTCTTTGAGATGAGAGGAAAGTCTCACAAGGATGGTTTTTCCAACAAGTGATGGTACTAATTAAATCAATTAGTTCTCCAACATTCTTTTCAAGCTTATCTGCTTCTAAATCGCTTTCCTTTATGCACGAACAATAGTTTTTCAATTGTTCGACAATTTTTTCGTACATTATTCACCAATGTTGATTGGTACGATAGTTGTTGGTTTCAATACAAGGTCTAATCCGTTTAATGTATCTCCTAATGTAGCTGCTGACATTGGGATACCTTGGATTACCATTAATCGGTTTGCATCAGTTCCAAATGCACATCCAAAGTTGTAGTAGTAATCACATTGAGTACCGCATCCTTCAGATGGTGTATCTGTAGCACCGAATGTATGACGTTGGAATTTTTCAGATGGTTGGAAAGTAGTTCCCATTACCAAACCTACTGTATTTCCTTCTAATACCCATACATCACCTGTGCCTTTTGTGATGTCGCATGGAACTAATTTATCTGCGATAAATCCATGCCCTTTATACGCAACTTCGCCTGTTTCTTTATTGCGAGTCCATCCATCAGGGTATTCTCCGTTGAATTTACCTGGAACAATAACAGATTTGATACCTTCAAGTACCAATGGGTGACAAGCGAATTTGTAATCGCCATCTCCTAAAGCTGCCAAACGTAAACCAACTGAATCAAACGCAGATAATACGTTTGTACCTACGATTTTGATAACCGCTTTATTTTCCATTACTTCCAATAATCCATGGAATGGTTTCAATGTAGGAGTACCTGTAGACATTGTCCCTAAGATTACGTTAATAGCAGTGAAGTATGCCATTGAAATTAAATCCATACGTTTCTGAGCTTCTTTAATAGTTTCTCCTTCACGTTGGAAGTAGCAAACCATGTCATTAGCTTTGATTTTACGTGTTTCATTTACTAAGCTATCCATAATAGGTTCGCAGCTCTTTAAACACAATAATGCTAATGGTGCATCGCTACCGCATTTAGCTAAATCTAATGGAACCCAGCAACATTCACCTTGTGTTGATTTAGGTTCTGTTGTTCCGTATGTGAATGGCAACTGAATATAGAATTTGCCATCTTCTTTTTTTGTAACGCTCCATGCTCCTCGGTTCATAGCACCTTGCATCTTACGTGAAGCTGGTGTGTTCATTAACCAAGAAACTAATGGGAACACGTTTTGGAATGGATTGGCTGGTGAGTTATCTGAATAATCAGTACCGATACCAACTGTTCCTACATTTGATTTAGAAGCATTTACTGCTAAATTCTGTCTTGCTTTTTCATAATCAATATAAGCTCTTGAGAATGATGTTAAATCCTCGATATTAGAACTTAGACGTTCTACCATTCCTGGTGTAACTGCCATTTTCTCTAATAATGTGTTATCAGGATTTGTAAATAATAAATCTAACATGGTTTACCTCCTATCCCCACATATCTCCGCTAACTTTAGAAGTTGAAGCTAATTTTTCTTCTTTCTTTTCTTTATCGTTAGCTTGTCCTGAGATCAAACTAGACAATCTGTCTAATGTGCTTTCTGCTTTCTTTTCAAATTCTGTTTTTTCTTTCTTAGAATTTTTTAATTTTTCTTTTAATTCAGCATTTTCTTGTTCTAATGCTTCAACTTTTGCACTTAAAGCTTCAAAAGCATCCATGAATTTGTTGATTTTTTCCATATCGTCCTTAGACATTTCAACAGTTTCTAATGTTTCTTCGCCTTTTTTAGCTTCTTCTTTGTTTTCTGTTCCTTCTTCTTTACTTTCAGGTGCTTTTTCTTCTTTAGAAGGTTCTTTTTCTTCTTTTTCTTCCTCTTTGTTTTCTAAAGCTTCATTCTTCTTTTCTTCTTTATTTTCAGAACTCAACTTTAAAATCTTTTCCCATAGGTTCATTTCTGAGTCTCCTTTACTGTTTAAATTTTCGCCTGTACTGTTTACATTGGCTGGATTTGCAACAACTGAGAAACCAGAAATCTCGATTTCGTTGTAGAATGGTGCATTAAATTTAAATGACGATTCAAAATCGAGTGTCCCTCTCAGTTCTGCACTAATACTCAATGGTATTTCTTGTTTCAATAAATCTTGCACTATGTGCAATTCCCTATTTAGTTTGACGTTTACATCAAGACCTTTTCTTCCATCCCCAATATCGACAACTGTTAAATCATCTTTAGTCCATGTACCTAAGTTTAAAGGGAGTGATGTAATGTCAATGTGAGCTAAGTTGATATATCCTACATAATCAGAACTCAAGCTATCGTAGAACGCTTGTACTGCCCCTTTTTTGATGTATAGACGAATATCATCTCCACCCTCATATGTTATTGCCCCCTCGTCAATAAGACGTGTAGGTTTGTTTTCTACGTACCCTGATGATAGGTTCACACTGACATAATGGTTTTCTTTATCTACGCTAGATAAAGTGATTGCATTGTCATAAAATGCTTTTCCTTTTTTTCTGCGATCAAGGCTATCTTTAATGCTTTCTACATATGTTGGAACTCTTTTCTTTTGTGGCATTATTTCTTAGTCTCCGTTTCTACTACGATTACGGGTTTATAGAACAATTTCTGAATCCTTCCACCACATGAATTACACTTCTTGACTTCGTATGGAATCTTTGCTCCTTTTAAGATTTCTTCCATTGTAGAATCATATCTTTTTTGAATAGTTTTGTTTCTAAGTGCTTCTAACAAAACTTTATCTTCGGGAATCTTGTATTTCTTCTTAGGTTCAAGAACTACATATCCGTATAGCAAAGTACCGCTATCTAATTTTGAATAAACGTCAATTTGCGTTTTTTCTTCAATTACATCAAGAAGTTTCAAATACTGTTTTGCGTTCTTTGCTGCTTCTTCCAATGCGAACTCATGTCTACCATTTTGCTTTAAGAAAGCATTTCTTTCTTCTAGGGAATCGAACCAAGTAACACCGTTAATAGTTTGTACGTTGTTTTGCATGGTCTCTCCTTCTAAGCATCATGGCATTGATCGTCTGTATACTTTGTTTCTGTTTGTTCTGAGCGTTCTACTTTTGCTACATTGCAGAATAAGAATGAAGTATAAGTTGTTACTGTTGTTTGATTAGGTTCTTCACCTGTTGTCGTAATAACTGGCCATTCAAATCCAATAGCTCCGTCTTGGTCATTCAATTTGTTATGCCAAGCAGTGTTAAAAGCAGTTGCATCTTTCCCTGTTAAAGTGATAGGGCCTCCGTACCCTTCTTTAAAAGTGATTTTTACAGTGAAACTACGTTTAATTGACATTTATGTATCTCCTTTCGTTAATTTGCATATAAAAAGGCAATACCTCGAAATATGCAAAAATCTATATAGACAGTGAAAACTGTTTATACCTTTTGTTTATTTCCAAATATTGCCTTGTTTTTCTACTTTTTACTTCTAATTAAAACTCTAATTTATCTTCTACTTGTTCTGTTGGGTTATTACCAATCAATTTAAGAATCTTGACCATTGATTCTTTGTTCAATTTACCTTTGAACTCGTTGATAAAGTCTGTATCTGAAATATTTCTTCGGCCAATTAAGAATAAATCGGCATTTCCTTTTGAATCTTTCTTAGCTCCAATCTGATATACAGGAATTGTAGTTGTATATACACGTCCACTAGCCTGTTCTTTGCAAGCTCTGTAGTCTGTTACGACTTCGTAATATACATCTTTAACAGTTTCTTCCTTCTTTGTTTTTTCATTGGCAACAGTTTTTACGATTTCTACTTTTCTGTATCTGTTCTCAAAGAAAGAAGTTGGAACTGCAATTGCATTGGCTTTTGTTTCCAAATACCCTAATCCATCAGGTCGCATAGGTCTTTCACCAAATTCAACCTCTTTGCCTTGGATTTTCTCTTTTACCAATCCAATTTTGTTGATTCTCTGTGCATCTTCAAATGAATATAACGGAGTCCCATTCAAACTTCCTAGGGGTGTTACCTCATTTTCAGATAAGATACTTTTTAAAATATCCATTTCCATTTTATTTTCTCCTCTCGCTATAGCGTTTTCTCGATAGAATCCATCATTCTAGTAACTGATTCCATCATGTAATTCTTTGTGCTCTTGTCTAACGCTTCTGCTCCGTTGACAATAGCACCTACGATTTGAGTAACTGACAAGGCCAATTTATATGTCTTTGCAGACTTGTCTTGTTGTTCTTTCAATTCGTATTTATCAAAATAAACCTTTGGCACACCTAATTTCTCACTTAACATAGGAGAAATCTGAGTGGCGAACCTTTCTCGCATTGGTACGATTGTATTTGTCATGGCATTATCTATGATTCTTTCCATAGATACGTTTCCTGATACATCCCCTAAACCAATTAATTCAGGAGTAAGCCCGAAACACTGACAAATAATAGAACCTTCCTTCATTTGAAGGTATTCTAAGAACTCTGTACCTTTTGTAACACGAGGCAAGTGATCCATCTTATCAAAAATAGAACTTGCAAGGATTACATTGTCTGATTTTGAATTTCTGATTTCCTGGCCTAAACGTTTAGCTTCAATTCTTGCTTTGTCGGCTCTGTCTGCTTTAGAACTTGATGATTCGTCTAGAACTTGGGAAGCCGATAAATCAATCGTATCTCCCTTGGCAAATCCGTCTTTTAGCCAAAAAATCAAACGTCCTGGCCCATCATACTGAATATCGTAGTTCAAACGCTCGTAAACCGCACCTAATAGCTTTAGACGTTGTTTATCACGTAATAAACAAGATAATCCGTTCTCATTGTCTGTTCCATTTCTAAGATTGCAGAAATTATCAGGAATCTCTACAATGATTGTTCCGTCTTTTGACATTAATTTGCCTGTTTTAAGGAATAACACTTCATCAAAGTCGATTTCCTTTGTTCCTAATGAGATAGGTTCTTTATCGTCTGCCGACATAGCATAACAGATAGGAACTCTAAAGCCTTTATATTCATCATCTTCACGCATAATGGAAACATAATTACGATAATTCTCTGTAACAATTCCTTTATCTTCGTCTAGCCAACGAATACCGCATTTTCCGTACAACAAGGACTGCATAATAGCATTTTGAAGTACAGAATAGTTTGTAACACCTTGCACATTGTGTCTGTAAAGGAATGGCATAAGAACATTCTTGTCTAAATTCTCATCACCCGTTGTGATGCCGTTTGAGAATATAAAGTCAATAACCTTACCGATAACATATGGTAGCGTTGGTAGATTGTCTATCATCCAATCAATCTCATCAAACTGATTCTTAAAGTTTGTCTTTATAAATCCGTTGATGCACTCTGAATTGCAGTTTAACATAGCTTCCATTACCTTTTCGGCTTCGGTTTCTGCATTAGAACTGTGAATATTGTGCGAAATGTTAGGTGACACATAGGTATTGGATGCTAGTTTAACTCTATCCTTTTGTCTTTTCTTTGTTCTTCGACTCAAATTAGCACCTCCTAATCGTTCTCTGCATACGCAAGTATTTCACTGCTTAGATTATACATTAAACAACTGCGGACAGAAAGTACTGAGGAATCTAGGGCATCAGGAGAGTGTCCTAAGCGTTGTTTTATCTCCTCTTTAGGAATAATGGCTATCTTCTTATTGTTCTTCGATACAGTCCTTGTAGCAAGCAATTCAGGCTTCAATCTTTTTGCGACTTCCGTTGTGAAAGTCAATTTCTTACTGTCCATTAGCTGCTGAAAGTCTAAATACATTTCCGCTCTTAGATTAAATGCATATACCGCACTGTAATGTCTTGCCTTGATACGTGTTTTTGTTGGCCCTCCTTGGAAATTGACACCCTCAAGGATAAATCCTAGCTTATCCGAGTATTTTGACAATCCTTCTGTTAACCAAGTACCGAATCCAACGTCAACACAAACATATTTTACGTTTAATGTCTCGATAATCTTAACAATCTTGGCAATAATCTTCTCGGATGTGACTCCTTGTACCCAAACACCCTCTTTAAGATTGTAAATTGTCTCGATTTTACAGTTTCCGTATCTGTTTTGAGAGCATAAAGCAACATCTATACCGTCTTTTCCTGTATAAGCTGAGTCAATACCTAGGAAAAAACGCTTTTTATAAGAATTATCTGCTTTATCGTCGTCTAGAGTCATGGTTTTGAACATACTTTCGTCTGAAAATTCCTCTAATTCGCACACTAAATAGCGTTGGCAAGTACTTCTATTCTTGTAAAAATGAGAATTTAGAATCTGAGATGCACTTTTCATACGATCTTCTTCGTATGCAGTACGTACATCCATCCAAACAACTAATGTTCCTTCGGGATATTTCTCGTTTGTCATACAATCGTAAAACTCTCCTCGTTTGTGGGGGTTGGAAATAGCAATCTCAAGCTCTTTTGAACCGTCAACACTTGAAAATTCCCTTCGTCCTATCTCGGCATACGCATCTTCACTTACTTGGGCCGCTTCGTCAATAATATAGTCTCCACCCTTACCGATAGCGTTGTTGTTTTTCTTCGGGTCTACACTGTTTCCACCTAACGTAACGATTTCTACACATCCTCCACCCTTGAAGGAAATTTTAGTCTTGGAAGTAGAAGTCTGTAATTTTTCAATCTTGTTTCCTGAATCTAATACAGAACTCTGAATAGACTCGTCTGCATTTTGTAAATGTCCGATAACTTTGGACATGATGATAGTAGCAGTTTCTCCTGTTGCGGCCGCAATTCGTACTTGATGTCCTTTATAAGCACGATAAATAGCAATCATTCCTAAAGTCCAGCTTTTGCCATACTGAGAAGTAGTAATTGCATAGATTGTATCGTAACCCTCTACAACCGCACCGAACAACATAGCTTGTGTGAAGTGAAGATTGACTTGAAAATATGTCAAAGCCTCTCTTGCACCGATAACCGCAAGTCTAAAAGCTTCTTGTTTAGAAATATTTAGTCGTTTGTAATGTTCGGGGATATATCCTCTCGTCCAATTCTTCAATTTATACTTCGGGGTAGCTCCCTTCAACAACCTAACAACTTCTTCTTGGCTCTTATTAATAGCTTTAGCTTCTTTTAAGTCCTCTACATCCTTAAAATACTGTTCCGTAACACTAAGAGTCTGTTTCTTCACTGTTATCGTCCTCCTCGTGTTCTATTACCTCGGCATCTAAAAACTCACTTCCCATGTTGATTCCTAATATATCGTTGATTCTTTCCTCCGCAATCGCTCTTTTCTGTTCAACAGTAATATTATTTACACTTCCAACATTTAAAATATTGCTCTTTCCTATGCCATCCATTCTATTTAGCTCTTTTAAACATCCTAATCTATCCTTCATGTCCTTTTCTTCGTCTTGAATGTTATCACTAAGCCATTGTCTACGTTGCTCTACTGTCATAACACTCCTTTGATCTCTCTTTTTTACCCTCTCATGTATGACATTCCTAAATAAAGGACTGTTTAATATCTTATATCCCTTGTTATAAGCACTCTTATCGCTTAAATCAGGACGAATCTTTTGCATGGACTTCGTAATATTCCCACTCTTTGAATACTCGTCAAAGAACCTTTTAGCTTCATCCTCACGCTTTAATTCTGAAACACTCTTTGCCCTTGGCATACTCTCATCCTCTCTTTCTCTACCTCCCTACATTATAAATGATTTCTATGTGGACGTTTTTACCCCTCGTTTACCCATCACTTACTACTCTCTTACTACTCGCTTACCCCTCGCAAAAATACTTGAACTCATTTTTTTCAAAACTCGAATTTTCGTTTTCCTAAAAATTTTATCTAAAAAAGGGGGTGGTTTGCTATTATTCGTATTAGCACTCTGTTATGTTAAGTGCTAGGTGTAAAAAATGTGGTTTGGTCGAGAGGGAAGGCATGGGGTGTGTAGGGTCGTCAATTCCTGTTGCGTTTTTCAAATTTAAGCAGCAACCCAAACTTTATGGAATGTATGCAATTCAAAGACAATTTAATCAAGATCAAGCAAAGAGTTATAAAGACTTTAAGCAGCAAAGAGAAGAAAAAAGACAATAAAAAAGCTAGTTCAAACATTTTAGTTCAAACTAGCATAACAAATAAATGATAATAAATAATACAATAAATAATAATATAATCCATAACAAGTATTTATATAAGAATGCAAGAAGTAATATAAATACAAGTATAGTTGTTAATTGATCAATCATTTAGCAGCCTTTCAAATTCATTTAATTTATTAATGTAATAATTCATTCTATTTTTTTCTTTTTTAGTCATTCTATGCACCCCCTTTATTTATATATTAATGGCATAACTATATTCGATAGGCCTAGAAAAAGTCCCATAATTAATAGATCAAAACATATATAGAAGTAAAACTTAAGTAATGCAAGTATGAGCACTTTGCACGTGCTCATCTTGTCTAATTGTTGCCTACTAATCATCATAGACAACCCCTTTTATATTTCCATGGTTGGATATATATTTTTGTCTTTATATATATTTTTTATATTTCCAACTGCTAAACTATTGTACTCACTGCATAAAGCATCAAGTTCTTGTTGTTTTTCATACGCTTTCTTATAAAGTCTTTTTAGCTCTTTAATTCTTTTCTGTATATTATCAATATATTCTTTACTAGTATAATAAAGTGTAATGTCGCTAAACTCTAAAGCTTGAATTTTATTTTCATCTAATAACTTTTTTTGCTTTCCATCTATGTACTTTGAGCCGCACTCAATATTATAAGTATTACCACTAAATTCTAAAGGGATAATGTGATACTCTTGTGAACTATATCTTTCACTAATATAAAAGCTACAATTTGTTTTTTCTTTTATTTCATCTTTTATTTTTTCTTCTGTTCTTGGGCCGTAAGGCTTATTTTTGTACTTTGCAAGAACTTCTAACACTATAGGCATTGTTTCGTTATAAAGTGATATTTTTGCGTTACTATTTAAAATCTTAATAGAAATAGTTAAGTCTTTTATTTCTTCATTTAATTTACACATGTCTTTTTCTACCGCTTTATGCTGCTTAACTTTTTCTTTTATATCCTTTATAGATGAGTAAGTGTCAATTAATTGATCGAGCTTTTCCTTTTTTTTATTAATTAATTTATAAGTATTTTCAATCTCTTTTTGAATTTCGTTAAATGTTTTCATGATGTTTGCCTCCTATTCTAGCCCCATGAAAGCGGCTTTATTCAAACCACTAAAAGCTTTTATATGTTTGCCTGTTGTGGCAGTCCAGCCGTTCCATAACTTTTTATAAGTACCATCCACCATTTTTTTAATAATAGGTGTATTGTAGCTATAAAGTGTTTCATCACCGTTATCATCAACTTCAACAATAGCTTTTCCATAAAAGCTTTTTTGACTAGTAATAGGTTTTAACTCGTAAATTTTCATTTTCTTTTTAGCCCCAAACTGATATAATTAGGACGTATATATATTTTTTGGGGCTTTACCTCCATATACTATATTTATATATACGTTTTTTTTGAATGATCTTACTTTTCAATCGTTGTCAGCGTTAGAAGTAAGATCTTTTTTTATGTCTTATTTTTGGATGTCACCCCTTTTCTTTACACTGTTATTATACCATGTTACCATTACATTTACAACTTTTTTTTTCACTTTTTGTTCACGAATCGTGAATATAATAGCGGATATTTTCGTACTACACCGTGTTTTTGTCTATGAATCGTGAACAATTTACAAAATACAAAATATACAAAATACAAAATTTTTCGCCGATTACAAAATACAAAATACAAAATTTATTTTTTATATTGACAAAATTTTCTTTTCGGAACACTTAAAATCTGCCTAAAATAAAGGATTTCGCTTATTTTTTGTTCACAAATGATTAATTCAGCAAATAAAACAATAAAAAAACCCATCAAACTTCATTAGAACTTGATAGGTAAATAATACTAGTAATAATACTCTATATATCTTCTTCTTATAGGGTTTGGAAGGCTCTGTGGAGGACGTAGCTCCTCTTTTCTTCTTTCCCCCAAGGTCAAAACCCATCTTTATCTCCCCCGAACCTCTTTCCTATTATATATATGCCGAGGGACTTAAGATATATCACTTTTTCATAGATCAATCGTTTTAAAATATGCAGAACTGTTTATAATATAGGCTCTGTGTGCTCAATACAGAACCTTAAACCATACAATCGACAAGATATAGAATTAATAAAGAATTTCTAAAGGAGTAAGAAATGAATTATCTGCCTATTCATTTCAAAGTAGTAGTATATGACTACGTGATGACAATTTATGAACCAACCTAAACAATCGTGTGTAAACATTAGTATAAACATTATGGAACTTATCGTGTTTATTACGCATATTTGACTGTATGGACGTTTCTATATCTCTGAATTTACTTGTTTTTGTTTCTTTTCTCCCGACCTCTGTTGCGTTCCTAGGCCACGTTTTACGCAAATCCTGTTGCACCTAGGTGGGCTACTGCGAATTGGGGCGTTGTTGCGAATGGGGTGGCAGTTTCATTGCACTCATAGGTGTTATTTCTATTGCACCCTCCCCCGTCAATTAATATTGCACTTACACCATTATAATATCCTCAGGTCTCCCCGAGGCACTCAATTCTGAGTAAGTAGAAGTAAAAAATGTCTCGTTAGAAAGTGGCAATATTTGGTCTTTTTTAGGTACTTCCTAACTACATATATTATACCATTTTTTAATGCAGACGTGTAAAAAAACCGATAAAAAAAGGCTATTTGTTGTTAGCCTCTTTCTTTTCTCGTTCTAAATCCTGTAAGATCAGTTGTCTTACATAATCTGCCTTGTTAGGCACTGAATTTAACTTGTCTAGAATCTCTTGATTGTTCTTTGTCACGTATTTAAGGCAAACTTGACTTACATTGTTTTTTGCATACTTATTGTTCGCTCTAATTCTTGCTTCGCTATTCTTTGCCATTGCTATTACCTCTGCTTTTCTTCCATACATAGTATAACATACAATGATACTCTTGTAAACAATAAATTAAAAAAAGCCTATTTTACTAGGCTTGATTTCTGTTATAAGCAAATCCTGAATATTCTAGGCAATCCCTTAGTTCTTCAATGCTATAGTTGTTAGAAATGAACTGTATGTAGCTTGAAAGTAGCTGCTTTCCACTTCTAACCCCATTTAAGTGTAATTCCACCCCGAATACAGATATACCGATAAACCACGCAAATGCAAATGCATCTAACTCTATATGTTGTGCCTCATATCCTTCATTTTCGCTTCCTTTATACTCTTTTAACTCCTTTTTCCAAATTTTGAGCATTTCAGGAGTAGCAATATCCGCTAATCCAACATCATTTATTGCCTGATATTGAGCACAATGTCTAACTTCATGCGCTAAACTCAAATAAAGATCTATTTCATCCTTGAATTTATCTAAATCCACATAGATTTTATTCTCTTTCACGATTGTTGTTGCTTTGGCAGATGGTTTTAATTGGAAACTTTCTGTTTTTTGCCCGTTTCCATAGTAGGCTTTTCCGTCTTTCTGATAGATAACAACAGGCGGTTCAATCGCCATTAAATCAGATAAAAACATAATGTAATTGTTGTAAGTGTTCATACATATATTTTACTACATAAGACTAAAAAAGGCTATAAACATATTTATCGTTTTAAACGTGTTTTTAGCCTTTTCTTTATTTACCCTAACAAATACTCATCTCAATCTATTTTGCTCGTTAGAATCGCTTCTAGACGTGTTTAAATTGATTTTAAGAGGTTTTTCTTCTTTTTCTACGCAAGTTGTAGTCTTTGTCTATCAAAATTTGAAATATTATTGTTCTATCAACTAGATATTCAATTCCATCACTATTGAAACCAACGATCTTACACCACCAGCGATTGAAAGTATAAGGTTTAGTCAATACAATTTGCACTAATTCAGTTTCATCAAATAAAGTAGCCATAGCTACGTCACCTACTCTTAGACCTATATTGCCATGGTAGTTAAACCATCCTCCGCAGGTTTCTTTAAAGTGCTCGTATTCTGTATCTCTTTTAGGCATTATACAATCCTTAAATAATTCCCATCTGAGTTAATAATGCACATTTTACTTCTTTTGCTTCTTTCCAATCTAATGGTTTTATATGCCATTTAACACTTTCTCTGTTGATTGTTAAAATTTGCTCTGCCTTTGCCATTCCGTATTCATGTCCTGTATCTACCATAACGTGACATGGCAAATCAGTTCTTTTTAAATTGCTAGTAATGGGAATTACATTTACTGTTTTACTCCCTTTATTTTGAATATCGTTTGAAATAACGATACATGGTCTCCTTTTATAAAGAATTGTATTACTATATTTTGGCAAGTCACACCAATAAATGTTATTGTTTAGGATTTCCATAATGATAACCTCCTATCCTTCCCAATTTATCCTCTAAATTTCTGTTATGCTGCTGCAATCCGTATATTTTCCTATCTCTCTCAATTAAAGCTTGTTTAATTAATACCATATCGTCATATGCTTCATATAATCCGTTGTCTTTTAGAGTTTTTTCTATGTTTTTAAAACTCGTCTCTACTTGAGTTGTTGCTATCATCTTCTTCATTCCAATCCATCCCGTACACGTCGTCTACTGCATCATCATTATCTTCCTTGACTGGAACACGTACAACTCTAGTTCCAATTCTATGCATAAATAAAATACATATTGCCCAAATAGGATGTACATGAATCACCATGTATGCGGTAAATATCATTACCGCTATATTGTGAATTGCCATACTTAAATACATCATTTTGCTATTTTCTCCTTCATGTATTTTGAACTCATACTTTGAGCTTCTACCCCTTCTTTTTCCAACGCAATATTCCAAATATCGTTTAATAATGAATCAACAATATTACATGAATTACTGTTTTCTGTATCAGAAACAGTAACATTCAATTTAATTTGTACATTCGTACTTTCTTTAGGTTTATTTCGTTTCTTCAAACCCATCATATCCATATCTCCTATGTTGATACTTGTATTTTCTAGCTTCATATTCGGCTTTGTTTAGATCATCAATCAATCTACCATTTTCAAGTTCCAATTCGTTGATTCTTTCCGAAACAACTAAGGAATAAAGGAGCATTGAAGCTATGCCCCCTATAAACAATCCTGCAAAGAAATAAATCATCAAACCACCTTACAATTATCTAAGATTTCATGAATTGGGGTACTTGTATCAATACCTTTAAAATGTCCTTTTCCATACATTTCAAGCAAAGTACCGTAATTTGAAATACACTGCCGCATTCCACTATTTTTATATGCATTCAATAAATCATATTCCCACTGGCTCAATTTATATGGTAGCTTTTTGTATGGTTGTTTAAGCCATTTCATTATTTCATGATTACCAATACAGTGACCGTTTTTATCTTCAAAATCACATTCACTACATGGTATTGCGCAGCATTCAACAACTTTTCCTTTTGAAATAGCTAATTCATCAATACACAATTCAATTATTCCATCCTTGTAATGCTCTAAATTAGTCTCTTGCTTTTCTTCAAAATGCTCATTTACTAATCCTTTAAACAAACGTAAATAGCTATTAAATTTGTTACATTCTTCCGGGAATCTAACTGTACTGTAATATTCTTTTGTAATACATTCTAAAGCATCTATATATTCTTCTTTTGTTTTCATTGAATCCACCCTAATTCCTTCATTTGTTGTTGAATTGCTTCGAATTCATCTATGGTAATGTCATTCGGATTACAGTTGTGCTGAGCGTAGAATGTGTGTGATAATAGTCCAAATTTAATGCTAATATAATCATCATCCATATCACAATTTGCTATATAACGAATTGAGTGTTCGCCTTCATAATATTCATATCCCAGTGTCTCAAACATTTCTCTAGCACTCATCATGACCACCCCAATTCATTCATCTGTTGTTGAACCGCTTTTAACTCATTTGCAGTTAAACTTTTTATTGAATTTGCCATTCCACATTCCGTATATGAATAAAATATTTTATCTTTTAAATTAAATTGAATTATGTAACGCATAATACTTCCTTTTTCATACACAACACAATCGCCAAAAGCACATTTTTTATACCCTAGCTTTTTAAACATTTCTCTAGCAGTCATCTTCTCATCTCCCAATCTAGAGCTTGTCCACAATTGGGACAAAATTTCATGTTTGGATGCGCATTGTTAATATCACTCATCTGTCTATTACACGATGGACATCTTCGTGTATGCCTTGTAGCTACCAACTTTTTTGGGGTTGATCTTTCAACCAATTCTTGTAATGTTTCGCATGAGCTATAATAAAAGTTTTGTAAATACTTTGGAGTGCGATATCCATCACCACTTTTATCTATAACTATTCTTTTAATTTCATCTAACGCTTCTTTATATTTATTCATTTTCGTCACCTTCTTTTAATAACTGTCCACAAAATGGACAACGAGGGTAATATTTTTTTCCATGATAAGTTGGAATTGGAACAACTCCATGCTTACACGTTGGACAACATAACATCAAATCACCGCATGGGCCAAACTCAATATCAATAGGTTTCTTTGGTTTTTCTTTTTCAACTAATTCTCTAAGTGTATCCATTGAATCAAATATTTCATTGTCACTAGGTAATTGATTCAAATCTTTACGCACCATATAATAAGTAAGAGTATCACCGATTTTATTTAATGCTTTTTTGTATTTATTCATATGCCTTTAATTCCTCTTTAAGCTCATTTATAGCTTCTTTAACTTGTTTCAAGTCTAAATCTACGTTAGAAACTAAATCTGCCATTCTACAGTTTGAATAGCCTTGTAACGCACTCTCTAAAGTTGAGTGAAAGGAAATCTGTTTCTTGATTTCCGTTTCAACTCCGTCTTTGCTCTTTTGAATTGCATCTTGAACTAGCGTGTAGCTTTTTCCATCAGATGTAATTCCGTATCCATTTTTTAATTTAATCATCTTCATCTTCTTCTTTCTCTTTTACTAATTCTTCATATCTATCGAGTATAAATGCATCCATTTCTTGCTTTGTGAAACCTAGTTTTAATAATTCATCTTTATAATACATTCCATAATGAGATGAATTTATATCCAAATAGTACCCTAGTGAAAAGCTATTAACTTCCATCAATTTACATCTGCATTCTAAGATGTATTGCTTATACTTCTCTATTTTTTCGGCCAAATCATTTATTTCTTTTTTGGCTTTTGCAACATCTTCACTATGTGATTCTTGTTCCTCTTTTAGCTTTCTTTTTAAATACTCGTTATTAAACTTTAACGTATCATATGTTCCTAGTGGCATTTGAACAAACGCTTCCATTAAAAATCATCCTCCTCATTTGAATTATCATTAATAATTGCATTGTATAAGAATTCAATACGTTCTCTGTATTCCTCTTTTGTGATTTCTGACAAAGGTTTTTTAAATCCTGTAGGTAGCAATTTGAATCCGAATTCTTTTTCAAATTCATCTAAATCTTTTTCTGTCATACTCACACCTCATCATTTGGCATTTGATATACAACTGTCACTTCTAAGTCAAATTCATTCAAGTTTCCATGAATTTCATCCATCACTCTCATAGCTTTTTCTAGGCTTGAATAAAAGCCTAATGTATAGTTATAAGTTTCTCCAATATTAAATATTTCATATTTAGAATCATCTTTTTTGCTAACAAAAATTTTATCTGCATCAATCAACAATCTTTCATCTTGACTTCTAATCCACATAACTAGTACCCCTTCGCCAATCTTTCTTTATTGATCTCATTCTTGCGAATATATTCGTTGTAGATTTCTTCAATCGAATATCCTAAATGCAATCCTAATGCGATTACATAAGCTAATACGTTATCATCTCGTGTTAAACTGATTACGCAGCTAAATGCATATGCCTGTCCAAATCCTAAATCCGTTTTTAACTTGTTGTAATTCCACTTAATATCCTCATCTTGATAACATCCTGAACCGAACTTGATTTCATACATTAAAGCGAAATGTACAACATCTATGTATTCCTCAAATACATTAGCAAGGTCTTTAGGTTCTTGAGTGAACTTCCACCAACACCAATCAGATTTTTGAGCGTGCATCAATTCTCCTAATTCATCAAACAACGCATTTTCTAATTGGATTTTAGAAACATATTCAACATTATGTTTCTTAAATACTTCTTCGTCATATGCTTTCTGTCTTTCAAGCATATCTTTAATTAATTCTGTACTTGTCATTTGGTTCTCCTTTTTTTCTTTGATTTTTCTAATCTCAATTGATGCTGGGTAAATTTGCAAAGCTTTTTGCTTAATTTCAAAAGATTTTTGATTTCTAATCTTATTCCAAACTTCTTTTTCTGAATTAGCTTCTACAATTTCCGATAATTGAGCAAATACATTCGATTTAAACCAATATTTTGCCATGCTTTTACTCCTTCAAAACATACTGTTTTATAAATCTTCGTGCATATTGTGGATGAATCATACTTCTTTGTGTTTGCACACTGTATTCACCTTTTTTGACCTTAGAAATTACTTTCTTAGGTACAAATTCAATAGGCTCAAAATCTAAGTTGTTTTGTACTTTACAATTAATGAACCAATATTGAGTCGGCTTCTCGAAATAATCTCCGTCCATTCTTCTATTTCTATCAATCATAGAAGGCTTTATGCACCAATAACTTGTCAAATAATGAGGTTGCGTATATGGATTTTCAATAATCATCTGCAATCCTCTTTTTTCTGCTACAACAACTAACATACTGATTAATTCATACAATTCATGTAGTTCATTATGCAGCTTCATGCTATATTCTAATTTCTTTATATCATCCCAATTTTTTTGTTGTTGGGCCTGTCCTCTAAACCAAAGAGGAACTTTTGCTTCAAACCTTGTACAAGGAAAGAAAGCAATGATTAAATCGTCTTTCTTTATCCTGTCAAATATGGAAGGTTCGTTATGATACCCCCCCCGAATCTCTTTGAACAAATCAATAACATAATCAGTTTGATTGAACTCATTTTGAATATCGTAGTCATAAGCATTGATTCCAAGCTTTATGAACTCATTCTTGAATGTTCCTGATTGTTCAAATAAACAATGTACTTTCATCTTCTTTTACTCCTATTTAAAACAACGTTTCTTGTTCATACTTTTTACCATTGCACGTGAATACATTAGATTTCTTTTCTTGAGACTTTGATTCATCAAAATATTTAACTAACTCGTTATAATTGCTTGTGAACGTCCCATCATAAGCAACTCCATTTATCACTGTATGATAATCAAGATCAATTTGTTCATCTTCTCCAATTCTTTCAAAAACCAGTGCGTGCTCGTAATCTATATAAAACTCAGCATTTGGAAACACACGTTTAATATAATTGTCCGCTTTCTTTAATTCATAGCTTTTGAAGAATGAAGCATACCTTCCATAGCATTTATTTATCAACATATTCCCCAATGTATAGACTTCCTTCAATTACATACAGATTCATAATGTTTTCCTTTGTTGCCCCTAGAAAATCTTTACTGGGTTTCTTAAAAGCTAGTTTTCCGTCTTTTGTACAGTATTTGTATTTGTTATCTCCCTCACATCTTTGAACACTGTACATAAGTTCATCATCATATCTTTTCGCAATCATCTAGAATGGCATCCCTTCGTCATTATCATAATGTTCAGGATATGATTGATAATTTACTTGATTTGTAAATGGTACTGTTTGTGGCTGCTGCATTTGTTGTTGTTGAGGTTGATATGTCTGTTGATACGATTGTTGACTTGCTTGTTGTTGATAAGCTTGTGTTTGTGGCATTGTCGCATTGTTTAAAGCCAATTCTACGTCCATTACGTACACACTAGTCTTATACACCTTCTGATTCTCTTTGTTCGTGTATGAGCTTTTCTGAAGCTTTCCATCAACTGCAATGTGTTGTCCTCTAAATCCATATTGATTAATATGTTCTGCATTTTCTCCCCACGCAGTACAATCGAAGAAAGATTTAAACTCTTGTCCATTCTTTCCTTTCTCTTTAACTTCGATAGAAAAATTACATAGGCTTTGTCCTGTAGCAGTTTTCTTTAAAGTGATATCGCTACCGATTTCGCCTGATAAAATAACTCTGTTCATTTCTTTTCAACTCCTTTATACAAATTCAACACCTATTGAATTAGGTCTGATTCCTTCTATCATCTGATACATATGTGATTTAGAAATGAAATTCTTTCTAGCACACTCGGCAATTGAGCTATAGACTGTATCGCCTATTCTTACTTTCTTCTTGTTTCTCAATCCCTGAATCTGAGCTAGTTTGATAACTCTTAGGTTTTCAATTTTCATTTCGCCATCCCAAACGATAGAATCATTCTTTTCTATTTCCCCGACAAAAGCTTTGTAAGCTTCAAATAATACATTCAAGTATCGTTTCCCTTCTTTAAAGTTCACTACAACTCTGTATATTGATTCCGTTTCCTTTTTAGCTTTCATTTCCCTTTGTTTTCCTTTTAGATCAACAGAAACAACTCTTAAATAACTTGTAATGTAATATCTGATTCCTGTTTTACTTTCGCCGATTAGTTGGAATTGCTCAGCATCTTGACTTGTTACTTTTCTTCTTTCTTCCTCGTCCGTTTCAATAGGAAGAAGAATACATCCTTTGTAGGTTTCCTCGTTCCGAACCATTTTGGAGAACTGAGCGTTTGTAATACCCAATTCCCTCATTACGTCTTTAGTGTTTACGATTCCACGTACAACTGATATATCGTTTTTATCCAACATATAATAATTCAATTTCCACCCATCCCTTTCTTATCCGTTCATCAAATCTCCCAACATCTTCATTCCTTCCTCCTTTTTTGGAGGTGCAGGCAATTGATCGTGTTGTGTATATGTTTCCAAACTGATTTGTCCTGAATTTAATAACTGTACTTCTTCTTCACAAACCTCTTTATAAGCTTGTAAAAATCTATCTTGGTAATATTGCAAGTCTTTTTTATTGCTCCACGCAATATCTCTTAACAAATAGCTCCCTCCGAGCGCTTTCTGAATGTTTCTAGGCAGTTTATCGTAGTTTACCTTACTAGTATGAGGGTCACACTTTGCGTTCCTTAAAACGATTTCCCAAGCCTCTCCAGCTTCCTTTGTTTTTCCAATCGCAGTTTTACTAATTCTTGTTTTTACTTGTGCTACATTTGGAGCAAACTCTCTTGTATCACTTTGAATGATTTGATTCACTGCATTTGCTACAGTTAAATATTCATAATTCTTAAAAGACACTTGCCAAAGTTTTAAATAGGCTTGCGTATCTTCTTGAGTCATGTTTTTGTAACTCATTGGGTAATTGATTCTTAGCACCTGTAATATTCTTTCAGTTTCTTCTAATGTCAAAATGCATACCCCATTTCTTTTCTTGTCAATTGTCTTTGACCGTTGTTGTTATTCTGCAACTTGTAGAATGTTGACCAGCTATGTACAATGCTCTGATTTACAATAGCAATCTTGGTAACATCATCTAATGCTAATTCATTTAATTTATTCAAAGACAACTTCATAGCTCTAGCAGTCAAAGGCTTTCTTGCTTTATTTCTCATTTCAACAAAACCATGCAATGCATCTTGCAAATCTTTGTTTTCTGTATACTCTGCAATAACAGAATTAACACTTTCTTTTTTGTTATTTTTTTCTTTATATTCATTAGTACTTAATTCTTTAGTATTTTGTTTATTAGTACTTTGTTTATTAGTATTTATATAAGCACCTACGTTTTGTAGGTCTACATTTTGTAGTCCTACGTTTTGTAGGTCTACATTTTGTAGGTCTTGCTCAAGAGGTACGTTTTGTATGCCTTGAGGCTTTTCATAAAATACATACTGATACTCGATTTTGCTTCTTTCTGAATTTGGATATAATTTATTTACTTGTAAATATCCACATTGTTTCAGTTCAGAAAGCGCTCCATTGACCGCTCTTTCTCCGTCCTTAACACTTCCAACAAGCCCCTTTACTGTATAATGCCAATCATCAGGCAAACTTAATACAATACTTAATAATCCAACCGCTTTTAGTGATAGCCTTTTATCGTGCAAATGTGCATTGCTCATCACTGTATAGTCTTTGTTCTTTACAACTCTAACGATCGCCATACTTCACACCTCCTAACATTCTGTACCTATGTACTTTGTATGAAACGTTATTGCGACACTAAATGCTTGCCATATGTCTTTCTTGAATCCGTAGAAATATCCAGGCTCTTTCTTTGTACCTTTTCCTTTGTTTGGAGTATCTTTCGCAAACAAATCAATTAACGCTTGTCTAATAGTTGCGTCTGTCGCTTTCATAGAGTGGCATAGAGTCATTTTTTCTTCACTTCGGTATATTAATGTGGGTTCGATATCAAAAGCTTCAAATTGCTCTAATAAACGCCCTATAAAGTAACAAGTTTCAAATGTTGTTTGACCTACAGGCATACCGAAACTTTGTATTCCTTCAATCGCTACATAGTCAATTGGATAATTCTCTGCTTTCCAATTTGAGATTTTATCTTGCAATTCTTTGTTAGGAATTTTTCCTTTATCTACAACTGCCGATAAATCATTCTCAACTACAACAAATGCACTATATTCATTTGCTGGGTCAATGCCTAAAATCATCTTACGCACCTCCTATTTCAAACTTAGTGACCTCGATTTTTTTCTTGGTCGCATTCATCTTTGCTTCGATACTTTCATAAGCAGTTTTAAAACGCTTTAAATCAGAATCGACTTTTGCAAGCTTAGTTCTTTCATCAGCTACTTTTTGACAAGCTAATGCTTCAAAGAATTTAATACTAGGTGCTTTCCCATCATGATCACGTTCCCAAGTACTACGTTCTACATAAATAGCGTTTGTCATTTTATTTTCAATATCCGCCTTTAAGATATTGGAACTCTCTTGCAATCTAGCCATCATTTCGCCAATTAAGAACATTTGATTTGCAAGGTTTTCGACATTCAATGCCATTTCCATTACTGCGTTTTCATCAGGAATATAAGCATCAACTAAGATTGAAAGTTGTTCTTGGATTTCTTCATCTTTCCAATATTTAACTTTGAATGGATTGTATTTAAACAACAGTTCATTTTGACTTAGCATTATATTTCACCTCTGATTCATCAATATGTCCGTAGATACGTTCTAGGTACTTAATTGCAATCTCTCTCAATTTCTTGCCTTTAGGACTTTCTGAGTCCATGATTCTATGACAACGTTGGCAAGCACAGACTAGGTTTTTTTCACAACCTAGTCCGCCATTGCTTCTTGAAAGAATTGTATGTGCTAATTCAATGCGGTATGTACTCCCACAAAATATGCACATTTGGTCTCTTTCTTTTACCAACTTTCTAGTTTTTAAATCTATATCTGTAGCTTGGCTACGTTTTGATTTATACAAGACTTACACCTTCGGGTTGAGGTTCTTCGGGTTGCGAATATGTTTGTGGTTGTACAGGTGCTTGCTCAACAATGTTTGTAGGTTGTTGGATTGGAGTTTCATCCAATTTCATATCCACATTCATTTCTTCCTCTGAATACATCTGTTGGAAATCGTTAGGGAATGTTTCTCTCAATGCTTGAGTGATGGCGACTTTACGAACCATAGTGCCCATTTTAGTGCTCCATTGTGAGTTAAGTTTTCCATCCTTAGTTTTTCCTGCGTATTCTTCAACCGAAACTTCAATGTGTGTAGGATGAGAAATGTTCTTTCTAAATACATCTGCCCATCCACCTACAACTTCTTCACGATCTTTCAAATAGAAAGCACCTTTTCGGTAAGTTAACTCACCACTTTCGTTATTAATTACGATAATTCCTGCATCTAAACCATCAAACTCTGAATTTCTTTCGGCACGTTTCAAGAAAACATCTTTTGAAACTACCATTTGAGCTGGTGATGTGTTTCCATACTTGATTAAGTAGCAATCTTTAATGAATGGGTTCAATCCTTGTGATTTACACAAATTAATGAAATAAACAACTTCTTGGTCTGAGATTTGACCATTTCCATTTACTAAATAATTTCTTACGATAGCTGGAGATAATTTAACTTTTTCTCCGTTGGCAGAAAATTCTACCAATTGATTGTCATTCTTTTTAGCAATATTGTTTTGTAACATAATTAACATTCTCCTTTTTCTAAAATTGATACTTTCGCATCATGTTCTTTAATAAATTGATTCAAAATTGGATTAAACGCTTGTAATTCGCTTATAGGGCCTTCAAATCTAAACACGCAATATCTTCTTGCCTCTGTTAGATTTTGAGCCTGAGGGGTTTCAAATGGAGCTTGTGTAGGTACTACATTTTCTCTTTCCATTTGTGCTTGCTTAGATTGTTCAATCTGAGCATTTACTTTTTCTTGAAGTTTTGCTTTAGCTGCCTTAATTTCATTGATTCTCTCTGTAGCTTTGCTTAAATCCAAAGTCTTACAGAACAATTGGATAACTTGCTCTGCTTGTAATTCATCTTCGGGAAGTGAAGCTTCAATGAATGATAATTGTTCTTCGGCTTTAAGGAACTTGTTATTCAAGCTTTCTTCAATTTCTTTAGGCTTAACAGACTTGTTCAAATATCTTTCTTCAAACACTAGTTCGAATGGATATTTGTTGTTTGTCATATTTAGCCACAACTCTTTAATCTGATTTTTCTTCAACTCTTTTTCTGCGTTATCAACATCATTGATTCCAACACCCAATTTATCGGATGCTGCTTTGATTGTTTTCTCAACTGCCATGATGTCTTTTTTATCCTGAATCCATTGTGCAAATACATCATTCTCAACTTGCTTGCGCTTATCAGATACAAGCTTTACCAAATTGTTTAAAGCAGCTCTATCTGTTTTAGCCTTCTTGTAGTTGCCTTCATCTACTACATAGTTGTAGTGCTTTAAGCCTTCTTGAATATCAGGTAATAAATCACTTGCATTTGTGTACACTTTTCCGTTTTGTGCACGTACCTCTAAATTAAATTCCATAATATTTTCATCTCCTATTTTTTATATAGACAATGTGATAGGTGGTTCTACATCATTCACGAAGTACCTATCCCATTTTTCTATCATTGCTTGTTTTAGATCGTTCATACTGTCTAAAGCTTCTTCTTTACGATATGAACGCTCAATAATTCGTGCATCACCATCTGCAAATCTAAGCTCTGCACAATAGATAACAAAGTCAAAATCCGTAACAATCAATCCTTCTAACGTTTGACAATAATAGTTATCAGGAACTGTTTCATTTCCTTTACTGCCCCATTTCTGCAAACTATGAGAATTAATAATCTTTGATGTTTTGATTTCCAAGATTCCTCTTTCTCCTGTTTCCTTGTTGTAGATAAGTCCATCAGGACTGTATCTAAGAAACTCATGCTCTTTAGAAACAAGTGTTACGTTATCCACGTACTGTACATCCAACTCAGGATGTTTAGCCTGAAATAATGTTCTTAAACAAGGCTCTGCGGTATTTCCATATTCAATCGCATCATTTGTAATTTGTTGTGAGCCGAACTTTTTATCGTGCCACAACTGATTAAGCGTTTTCCATGGGTTCAAGTCCATGAAACAAGCTGCATCCGAACCGCCGATTCCTCGTCCACGTTTCTTCAACCATTCTTCATGACTTCCATACTTTTCAACACTGAATTTATCGGTGTCTTGGTAAAGATTCATCCTTACTTCCTCCCCTCAATTTACAAACCTCTTATGTACCAATTAGCTATTACAATGAAAGCCAACGAAACTAAGAAGCAAATTAACGAACAAATGTAATTGAATTTAGCAGCTCGATTAACCATATGAGTCTGCTTTTGACTTCTAACCGCCATAGAATATTGAGTTTCATACTCGTTATTGGCAAAAGAAGGAAGCGTGATACAATCACCTAATTCAACTGCTTTCTTCTTTGCGGTTGATTTAGAACCAGGCTTCTTCGTCTCTTTCTGCTTTGCAGAAGTCGTAGCAGTAGTCTTCGTAACTGTACTCATCTTGTTCTTCCCCCTCTTCATCTTCATCAATAAAACGGTTGTCATCCATTTCTCTTAAATCATCTACATCCATCATGTTGTTCACACCTTTCTTTGAACTCAGGAAACATCCTGATAAATAACTTTGTTGGAACTTTCTTTGTATCTATCACTTTGGATAGATTGGACTTTTTGTAAGCCTCCGATTCGCATATGAGATTCAACATCTTGTATGCGGTTTTTTTAGAAACACCAAGTTCCATGATGTCTCTATAGCCAAGCAACACTTTCATTCCTTTACACATCTTTTCCCAACTTCAAATCCACACATATAAATGGTTTGAAGCATTGAAGATACGTTTACTAAATCTTCCTTAGAACATCCGTTCTTAATTAGCACATCAAAAACTTTTCCTTCCCAATGCACTGAGTCTTGGAATAATCTAATTGAATCTAATCTGTCACTTTCTAATCTTTCACTTGGTTCTGCCATTTTATTCACCCTTTCTTATCGTTTTATGCATTTTTGAATTTATTAATGAAATAAATCTGACCTTTGCCTGTAATAACTGGTGTCTTAGTTTCTCTTACAGACCCATCAGGATTCGTTACTGTTCTAATCTTGATTTCGATCAAGTCCATTTCTCTAGATTTTTGCGTTGGCATATTGTAATTTTCGCCTTTAGAACACAAATACCCATTTTCTCTTAGCCAAGCAAAGAAACGATTTTGACCCATCTTACATCCGCTTTGACTAATCAATTTAGCTTCTTGACCAACTAAGATTGAACTATCACTAGCTGCTACAGTATCGGCAAACAATGCCTTTGGTTTCATTTCTTCGTTTTTGATTTGAAGATTAGCAATTGTTTTATGTGCAATGTCTAATGCACGAGCCATAACCTTTTCAGGACTATTCCAAGCCTTTTCTAATTCGATTAACTTTCTTCGAATTTCTTTTCCTTTTTCATTGCGTTGTAGCATTGCAATTTCTTTCGCCATATCTAGTGTGATTTGATAGTCTTGTAACTCTCTAGTTGCTCCGTTATTAACAACCGTACAATTTTGTACACTTGTAAAATCGACGTTTTCTTCAAATCCGTATTCTGACATTTGCTCAAACCATCTAGAGAATCTTCCTGCAATGTTTAATTCTTTGTGCAACTCTCTAGCCGACAAAGTTAACTTGTCACCATTTGTAGTTACATTAAATAATTCGTTCATTTATTCAATCTCCTTCCTTTCTGTTTATATCCCTTTTTTGGGATGTTTATCTTAAAAAAATTTTTGCTCTGTCTTCATCTTTATCAATATGCAAAATTTCACACATTTTAGTAGCTTCATCAGTATAAAGTCTACATTTGCCTGTTACTTTTAAAGAGAGTGAGTTTTTGCTGATTCCAAGCTTTTCTGCTAACTCTCTTTGTGACATATTGTTTCTTTCGAGCATCATTTTATAAAGCCCTCTGTCCATAAATTCTCACCTCTTTCATCCCTTTTTCGGGACACCTAAAGTATATCACGTTTGAATTAAGTGTCAACCCTTTTTTGGGATATTTGTTTTAAATTTTTTATTATGTCATTGCTAAATTGGGATATTACAAATATAATATATTTAGCAGATAATACTTTAGGAGGTGGATATTAATGAATAATGTAGTATCTGATAGGATTAAAAAAGCAATAGAAAAAAGCGGGTATTCATTTGTTGAATTAGAAAAGAGGACAGGAGTTTCTAAATCAGCCTTACAAAGATATTCTCAAGGAGTAACAACTAAAGTTCCTGTTGATGTCGTAAATGCAATTGGAGGTGCTACAGGGATTTCACCATTCTACTTGATTGGTTGGGGTGACGATCCTAATTATTTCCCTTTGAAAGATATCAAAGATAAATCAATTCCTTTATATTCTTCTATATGTTGCGGTATGGGGTTATTTATTGAAGAAAATATCGAAGACTATATAGCTGTTCCTGATAGGTATATAAATTCTAACAAGGAGTACTTTGCTAATATTGCAAAAGGTGATTCCATGATTGGAAAAGGAATCAATGATGGAGATACACTAATATTTGAGAAAACTAACGTGTTGGAAAGTGGACAAATCGGCTCTTTCTGTATCAATGATGGAAATGATTGCGTATGCAAAATATTTAGAAGATTAAATAATGGAATGATTGTATTGGAAAGTGCAAACCCAAAATACGACCCAATAATTATTGATGTTACTAACGAGTGTTTTAGAATTATTGGGAAACTAGTTTGTAAATTCAGTGGTGTAGAATAATAATTATGAAGTTTATAGAACACACTTAAATGTGTGTTTTTATTTTTTTAATTATGTTCACTTTCAGTGTACTTTATGATATATTTTATATAGGTATTTAATTTAGTGCTTATAATTATAATGTATAGATGAAAGAGGTGAGGACATGAACAAATTTGAATACCAAGGACAAGCATTAAAGGAATTGAGAAACAAGGCTAATTACACAATGTTAGAAGTAGCGGAAAGAAGGGGCAAAACAAAATCATGGCTTTCAGAAATTGAAAATGGTAGAAAAAATGTCTACTTTGAAGATGCTAAATGGTTGTGTAATTTGTATGGTGTCTCACTACAACACTTAGCCGATTTAATAGATCAATATCAAAAATAATAAACGATAGAGGATGATATAAATAATTTGTATTGTTTTGGTAGCACAAAACGTCCGCAACGAAACATGATAAACTTTAAGTGCCTGTAAATAGGCAACTGTATTTTCATCTCTCTCTATTTCATGGGAAGCACACTCGCTAAAGGGTGTGTTTTTCTTTTTACTAATAAAAAAAAGCACTAGAAATTAATCTAGTGCATTATCTTTATCCATTAATTTAGCAATTCCTTTATCGGCTTGAGGTAGCCAATGTGCATAAACACTCAATACAGTGCTTAGATTGTCTCCTAAGCGTTTTGCGACGTCATACAAGCTAAAATGTGAGCTTCCATCTCTTACCATATTGCCTATCATATACGAAGCACATGAGTGCCTTAAATCATGTATACGAATAGTAGGTATTTGTTCTTCGTTGTTCTCGTTTGCAAGTTTAATAGCTTCTCTCATCCTCGTTCTAACTGTCGTATTGCATACGGGTATATCTATACCAAAAACAAATGATTTCTCAGGAACATCCAACATTTCCTTAAACTCTCTGTATTCATCCGATAAGAACTGGGGCATTGTAATCGTCCTATAGCTATTAGGAGTTTTTGGAGTTGTGATTTTATGCAAATCTTTTGACCATGTCTTTTTAATTGCAATCGTATTGTTTTCTAAATCCACATCTTCCCAAGTCAAAGCCAGTGTTTCGCCAATTCTCATCCCCATATAAAATTGATTGTCGAATAGAAGATGATACAAAGGATTTTCAACATAAGGAATAAACAAGTTGAATTGTTCTAAAGTCCAATACTTCATTTCGACTTTCTTTTCGTTTGGATTTTTAGCCAATTCAACAGGGGAACAAGGATTGCTTTCTAAATATCCTTTACGAACTGCAAACCTTAACATCTTATTGATTCTAGATAAATAATTCTTTGCAGTTTCATATCCTACGTTATTAATCATTAATTCCATTGCAACCTCTATATCGTTTGTTGTAATGGATTTTATGTTCACATCACCTAAAATATCAATCCATCTTTCAAGCAATCTATTCTGAACTTTATAGGTACTTTCTTTTATTCTCTTTTCGGTGTATGCTGCATAGATATTAAACAATTCCTCAAGTGTGATATTCTTGTATGGGTCTTTAACATTCTCTTTGAATATGATCTCCGCTTTTACTGCATCTTTCTTTTTTGGAAAGCCACGTTTCTTATATTGTCTATACTTCCCATTCTTCATTTTGTACGAACCATAGAAATACCACGTACCTGTTTTTTCATCTTTTTTTACTGCCATGTAATTTTCCCTCTTTCTTTAGATAACATATAAATTTTATAAAAAACTAGTGAAAATAGGTGAAAAACAAGGCTATTTTATGCCAATATCATGCCAATAACATGTATCATACTTTATATAAAGCAATTCTCCTTTTGTTGAATGATATTTATAAGTTTCTAGCTCTTTATTTTCCTTTATTTTTTATTCATCTAGTTTACTTTATGTTCTCATATTTTCTCGTTTTTGACCACATTTTATTTAATTGAACCTAAAAAAATATTCCATGTTTTATGCCACGCACTTTATGCCATTATGCCAAAAACATATTATTGTTTCCTTTCCTTATAATATATAAACAAAAAAGTCTCCCGCTTGGTAAGGAGACTCTTTTGCATAAGTTTTAGTTATCTTAGAAAGGGTGTGTTCATCCACGAAGAACACATCAATAATATAGCACATAAATTTTAAGATTTGTTAAAAAAAACAAAAACCATACCTGATGTGGATGAGGTATGGAATCGTTTTGGTGACAGTATCTAAAAAGGGGAGCTTTTAGCAATTGTCACATTTTGTTGTTGTTTATGCTAGTGCCACAAAGAGAAATGTTAAGATTCAATTGCACGTCTGCAATCTGCACTACACCAAAGAGAGCTTGGGCCTTTATCACTCTACTTTTCCTAGCAACATGATTATATCATATCAGTATGAATTTTATATAAAAAGAACCACCTTTCAAGTACTTCTAGAATGTACTCTATTCAGTGGTAAGAAAATAATATTTCTTTGTAGTCGACTTGCATAAAAATAATATCAATCAGCCACGCTTGGTATGACTATAGATCAATACTAATAAATCCATATGCCTAACTTGGATTTGTGCATCAAGCTAACATGGTTCACTTAGAATTTCTCATGTTTTGGCCTTTGCTATTATAACATAGCAAAAACTGCCACACAACTAAATGCATAGCAGTTTCGTTTCTCCTTGTTCCTATAATTGGTACACGAGATAAATAGAATACGATTGTATTCCCCTAAGCATAGATATTATACCATAGTATAGATAAGAATAATATAGAATGATATTGGTTGCATTGTGCACTCTGCTAATCTATGTGCATATATTATAACACAAAAAACAAAGACCGTACAAACATCATACGGTCTAAGGTACTCTTTCTACACTAGTAGATGAGCTATGAAAATAATAGCATAAAAAAAGAGCCTATGAACTTAATCATAGGCTAAGTATACAAAAAATAGTTGAAGGATTTGTGTCATTTTTTTAATTATGACGCTTTTATAGATATTTAATTGTAATTTTTGCGCATTTTGTACAATTTTGACACTTATATGTGTTATTTTTGTGCTTTACGCAATTTCTGTTAATGGTGTTGGGTCAACCCAAATACCGCCAATTTTAACAATATTCTTTTGAACATTAACCGCATCAACTCTGATTCTAGTTACATAGACAACTGCATTTGTGGTGTGCAATACATTGTCATTATATCCATCTGAATTTGGCACTTTGTCTACCATACGAATTGGAAACCAACCGCCTAATTGAGATAAGTAGCAGCATAAATCATCACCAATCTTCTTTAAGCCTTGATTGCCGATTTTCATATGTACAGATGTAACATAGCTGCCTTCATGCAAGATTTGGTCGATAGCTTCACTACTTGATTGCGTCGTTCCTACTGGTGTATGAGGGTCTGTATCGATACCTGCATCATTTGTCCATCCAATAGCTACTCCATTACGATCAACACGATATGGATATTTAGCACCTTTGATTACTCTACCAATTGAACCGTTCCAATCCCCTTTTAAGATTTTAGAAGTTCCGTAACAGTTTACGCTTAATGTATTTGTGCAGATAGGTGTACCGACTGAATACTTTTCACCACTTGGAGCGCTTGGAGTGCTAGGAGCGCTTGGTGCTACAGTCTGACCATCTAATCTAGCATTTACTTCTTGTGCTAATTGAGGCATTCTATCGTGTAGGAAAGGGCCTGGGCAACTTGTACTTGCAAACATTCTATGCTCTGTCAAACTTCCATTCGCATTTCCTGTATAATTTAATCTAAATCCGTATCTCTTACAAATATCAACACATAAATTTACTAATGCATTCCATGCTTTAGTTGAGATAGTCCAATTAGGCGCACACGTTTCATTTGCAACTTCAATTGTGATAGCTTGGCAATCGTTGTAATAGTTCGAACTTGTCCACGCTCTGTTTTCTTCGTCTACATTCGAAACAATCGTACCGTCTGAACCAATGCAATAGTTTGCACTAGCCATTCTTCCGCTTACTTGGAATGATTGAGCGCATCTTTCGGCACTCCACTGACACGCCATGTGGTGTGGTGTAATTTTACATACTTTATAGCCACCACGTCCTCGCATATAGTTGTCTGCGCTAGCGGGAATATATTTATTTGTTAAGCTTGAATATGACATTCTTCTTCACCTTCTTCTTTTCCATTTGATAACTCTGATTGAGCTTCTTCTGATAAATCTTCAAATTTTACTTCTTTTTCTTCCATATTTCTTTCCTCCTTAGTTTTTATCTAGCAGAAAGTCTTGAATCTCGTCTCTAGTTTCTTGGAGCTTATCTTTGTCGTTTTCAGAAAGCATATTGTTGATAATTGCGATATTTGCTTTTAATGTCAAATTACCACGTTGCTTATCTTCTTCTAATCTTTCCTCATGTTCCCCTAACATTCTAGAATGTTCATTCAATTCTTTCTTAATCCCTTCTTGTGTGATAACTAAGCTTTCGATTGATTTTATTCTCTCATTGTCTCTTGCTAACCATTCTTCGTGTTTTCTAACAGTTTCTTTTAAATCGTCATTAGGTTTCTTTAGCTCTTTAATAATCTTTACTACTCCCCAAGCGGAAGCAATGAAACCTAGAAGCCATAAAACATATTCTAAATCAATAGTGATAACTTTTCCCATTAGTCACCTTTGACGTTGATTTTATCAATTCCATTATCTAATTGAATCTTAACGTATTCTTCAATTTCATCAAAAGTACTTTGAACGATTTCACTAATCATTTCTTTTGTAATGATGCCATGCAATGCATCAGGCACTAGATCATAAAGCTTGCCGACAACTTCTTCAAATTTTTTACCACCAGCATTAGTTGTATCTTTGTAGTTGTCCTCAGCTTCTTTAATGTAAACAACTGCTTGGGCAGTAATTTTAGCAATCACTTCTTGAACTTCTTTTGCTTTAGTTTTAGCTTTGGTACTGAATTTAAAATATAAAGCTAATCCACCACAAACTAAAGTAGCAGCAGTCTGTAATAAAGTTAAAAAATCTTGTACATTCATAAATTTACACCTCCAAAAATATTTCATCTCTCTCATATTTTCCAAGGTACTGTTTTATGGCATCTCAATTATATAATGAAAAGAAAAGGACGTACATTTTATGTAGTACGTCCTATAACTTATACAATACATTTTGTGTGATGTAATTTTACATTGTTCTTAGATACTTTAGCATAAATCATTGTTGTAGCAATGTTTTCATGCCCTAAAATAGCTTGGACTTCCTCAACACCCATGCCACGATTCAAACCATCTGTAGCAGTTGTATGTCTAATCAAGTGAGGGAATATCCTACGTTCAATTCCAGCTAATTCTCCAAGTTGTCCTATTCTTTTCTCGATTCCAAATTTTGATAATCTCTTATGTGGTTTTCTGTCTGAAACAAACAACGCTTTATTATCATCATTTCTAGAATTAAGATAATTCTTTAAAGCAATCTCTGCTCTTGCATTTATGTATGATATTCTATGTTTATTGCCTTTACCAAATAATACAACTTCTTTAGTTTCAAAATTAACATCTGCTTTATTTAAGTTTACAACTTCTGAAACACGACACCCTGTCGAATACAACAATTCAAAAAGAGCTTTATCTCTTAGTGTTACACAAGCATTTCTTAATTCTTCCAGTTCTATGGATGATAATGGCTTGCGTTCTTTTTCTTCATACTTGATTTTCTTAATATTTCTACATGGGTTACGATTTATATATTCTTCATTGCAACACCATTCAAAGAAAGCGTTGATAACAGTTCTTCTAGCATCTAGACTTCTGTTGCTTATTCCTCTTTGAGTCTGAACTTTATACAGATAAACTCTAATATCGTTTGTAGTAATCATTTTAATAGGCTTATGTACTTGTCTAAAAAAATCTTTTAAGTAAAGATCGTACATCTCCAAAGACTTCATACTCATTCCTTCAATCTTTCTTGTTACGAAGTATGTTTGATAGCACTCAGGCATATAATTTGTATAAAGTGCTACAGATGTTTCAATAGGCTTTATTTCATAACCGTTAACAAATACAGTTAACTTCTTAAACAATACACTTAAAATATCTTTATCAAAATCATCTGATAAAGACGAAATAAATTCATTCACAAATTGTTCTTTCATAATTTCTCCTCCTGGCATAAAAAATATAGTCAACGGTCGAAATTATGGTATAATAAAAACGACCTAATCAAGGTTGAAGTTGGATGATGTTTTAGCGGACAATTCCAACTTCTTTTTTTATGCATTTTTCCTAAGTTAAACTTACTACACGTGCTTAAAATAATCAAGCACAAGTAACAAATTAAATAAATTCTTATTTAGTTAACTAGTAAATGTAAATCATTTGCATATCATCAACATAAACGCCAATAGCAAAGTAATTTTCATTGTTTGCTACGATTGCTCCATTTGAAACTCCTAATAATGTATTATTGCTTCCAAAAGGTGCAACACTATAACAGTCATAGTATCCTTTTAGCTGAACTCTAACATCTGTATTTTGTTCTGCATCATTCAATGCAATTCCAATTACTTGTTTACTATCATTAGCATTTGCGATACCTTCATTGTGAATTTGCACTGCATTACCTTTTACAATTTTACTAGTGCCAACATTTTTAAATGTTCTAGTTAAATCATATAATTTAAAAGGTTGTGAACTAAGTTTATTATTACCAATAACAACATAATTAAATAGATTATTACCACCACCATAAATACTCCAAATATCTGCATCTTCAAGCACTCTAACCATATAATTAATTTCACAATTATTAAACGTAATATTAGCTTTACAAGTTCCACTTGTATTTAGTGATATTGCATATGAACCACCATTAAACGTACAATTAGTTGCGATAAAGTTAGGCGGTGTAGTTTGTTGATTGCTTTGGTGCGCCAACCAACAGCTATTAAATTTGCAATCCACATATTCAAATTTTGAATTATCTGAACTTCCACAGCCATAAGAAACTGGTGCGTTCCATGTGCCACTAACTACACCATTGTGCGTAATTTCAACATTTTTAAAATATCGAGTTGAATTAGGTTTTCCACCATCTGTTTCATCATGGATACCATATCTACAGTTTCTACATTCAATTTTAATATTTTCAATCTTGTTATTGACATCACTTAATTCAAGTACTGACACATTAGGAACATTACTTTCTGTGGCTAAATCATCTGATGGATTGAATTGTAATGTCACTTTACCTAATCCAATCAAATTCACATTGTCTGCTAGTGATATACCTTGCATATTTCCTTTGGCGCTTGTGATACCACTATACCAACTTGAACCGCCTAATTCATTGTAAATATCATAAGTTCCTTCTTTGATATAGATATTCCATACATAATTAGGTCTAGTGTTACAATACTGCACTGCATCAATAATACGGTTAAACTTTTCGTTTGTTCCAACTATTACAGTATTATTTCCAATTTTTCCGTTTAAAGTAAATATAAGTGTATAGTTATATTGATTTGAGTCGTTCCAATGTCCATTAGCATAGAATGTCACATAATTTTGGCTTGTATTGATGATATATGTATTAATGCTACACTCTGCACGTGCAAACAATAATGTTTCAGAATATAAACGAACCCACAATTTATCATAATTTCCAACATATAAATCATTAAAGTTAAACACTAATTTATTATTATTAGTGTAAGTGCTTGTTGCACTAGCAACAATAACTTTTTTATCACTGTCAAGTAATTCAAGTTTAGCACTTCCAGTCCCTTTAATAATTGTTTGAATTTCAATATTTGTAATAATTATTGGTAAATTAGTCACTAAAGTTCCAATTCCATTTAAATCGGCTTCATAATAACCTTGCACACTTCTAACTGTTTTCTGATTATATAGTTCCTGCAAATCAAGTTGATTAACTAACCCTTCCTTTAGTTGACTATATTGTCCCCTTACTGCTGCACCAGCCGTATTATAAGTGACACCATTTGCACCAACTCGAATGTCTTGTAACTCAGCGTCTCCAGAAGTTGAACCGGAAGGAAGTTGTGTAAATGTATCCATTCTTTCTTTTAGAACAGTCTGTTGAGACTGTATATTTGAAATACTTGTGTTTTGAGTTGCAACTGTTTGGTCAATCTGTGCTTTATATGCATCAAACAATGGTTGAATTAATTCTGAAAGGCTTCCATCTTCTGCCATTCTATTTAATTTATCATCTACTTTTTCTTGAAAATCTGTTGATTCAAAGAAAGTATTGATATAATTAATAGCATTTGTCACATCCGTAGACAATGAATTATTGTTTGCTACTAAATTATTTAAGTAAGCAAGCATTTTAGCGAGCAAGTCTGTATACGATAATGAGTCATCATAAACTGCTGGCAAAGACTGCTGAACCCAAGCTTGAAAAGGTTGTAAATCTATATATTTAGAAGGTTTTAAACTTGACATATTGTACCTCACTTTCTAGTTATATTATAGCATGATTAGTACCAAATTTTAAGTGTTAATTTACTTTTAAAATCGTCAATGAAAAGTTGCTTTATACTAGTAAAACTTTCTCGATATTCTTTTAGCATTTTAGAGTATGTAATACCACTAAACCCACTAATTTTTTCCATTCCATTGTTGTTATTTTCGAATGTTGTTGAACTTTTACTATTGCTTGTTCCATCATTTAAATCTTTAGTAGCATTTGTTAAATAAATACTGTTTTCAAGGCCATCGATACCACCTTGTGGGGTATCACTAAACATATTCCAACCAATGGAAGAACTTTTTGATTCATTACTGCCCATATTCGACCCTTTTTCATTCCCTTGTGTTGTTCGTGTAAGATTGTAGTTTACGAATGGGTCAATTATTGAATCTAAAGACTTGAACATTTTAGAATAATAGTCCATATTTGTTTTCATCCAAGTCCTTAACTTTAAATGCCATAAACCATATGTTTCATAGTTTATTTCATCCATAAGAATTGATTCCAGTATCCATTTTTCAAAGTCAGCCTTTTGTGAAGGGTCATAGAATGGATAATCGAAATCAAATATTTTAGTGCGAGCTATTTCAATGGCTTCGTCAAGTGAGGATAAACCAACGCTTTCAGTTCTTCCACTTAATGACTCTATAATAGTTTTAACTTGAATTGTATATTTTGCCATTCTATTCATCCCCTTCCACTGGCTGTCCTAAAATACCTTCCGTTTCAAGTCTTGAAGCTTGCGTTAGGATATTTTCGTTGACTTCCACTGTAATATTTAAACCCTTCATTTTATTGTATTCTTCTAAAGCATTTCTGCGTGACTGTAATTTATTGACTAGAATATTGTTCGTATCTCCCATACTGTTTCGTGCTTCGTCCTGTACTAGTCGTTCCTTTTTAGCAATATTCATGTTACGAATTCCAATTTCTGTTAGTGCTTCATGCCATAAATCTTTTTTCATATCTTGAATATTATCCGCAATAAAAGGTGCGTCTGTTTTTAAAACTTGGAACTCTTTTAAGTCTAAAGACTTTGTACCGAAAATAATAGGTACGTTTCCATCATACTGGGCATAAATATTTAGCCATGTCTGTCTATCTTCTTCATTTGTCAAAATCGCTAAAGGAGTCTTTTGAGCATTCATGTTCACATTAATAACATTGTCCCACTCCCATAATTTTTGTGCATAATAATTGATTGTATCAATCGTAGGCATATGCGAGAATTTATCCCACATGATAACAGAATCTTTGTTTGTTAAGTTTCTGTTATATCCACCATAGGCCCACGCATGACGCTTATTTGGAATACCATAGATATTCAATGAACCATTGTAATTCCACATGGTAGCAATATGCCCACTGTCTGATTCATCCACTTTAAAATCTGGGTCTTCACTTAACAATACTGAACCTTGTGCTATCATAACAAGTTCCATGAATCTTGGGTCTATTGTATCTGGAAGATTCTCATATTTGAATAAGGCCAGTGTTAAATCTAATAACTGGACCCAGTACTTGTTGTAAGTCCACTTGTTCAAACCAAGACTTGAGAAGAAGTTTCTATTGTGGATATTTGGCATATTCCATGTATTCTGTAATTTATATGGTTTACATCTGTTCTTCTTTCCCATGCGTTTACCTCACTTTCTATACCATTATTATACCATAAATAGACTAAAAGTGATACGCATAACACGTACCACTTTTAGCTAGTAAATCAAGACTGAAATGAGTAATAGGAGGACCTATTCATTAGGACCATATTTATTATAGCATTGCTATACTCGATTGTCTAGTGAATAGTTCCCAATTTCGTCTAAAGATTTCCAGAAAGTAATGCCTGCATCATGGATTTCATTTATTTGTGCTACTATGGAAGCAGGCAAACTAGCTTCTACATTACATCCTACAGTTTTTATATAAGTCCAATGGGGTCTAATTCTTTGATTTGGTACACCAATAGTATTTTGTTTATAACCATATTTATCAAAAAATGAATCAATAGCTTTTGCGTACTGTTGCTGAATACACATGGATTGAAGCTGAATGATATGTTGACCTAGCATTGTTAATGCATTTGTACTCTTGTTTCCAACGGCCCTTTGTGAGTTTACTTTGTGGTCCTCTTGTTTAGCCATCATTCCAAGAACCCCAGCAATACCACCACCACTCATTTTAGCACCTGTACTCATAGCATTATAAAGTTGTCCACCTTTGCTTATTTGTTCTTCCACTGTCAGACCGTTGAGTGTTGCACCAGCACCCATAGCACCCATAGTACCAGCAGTAGCAAAACCAGCCATTCCTAATCCAACACCAGCCACGATACTAGCACCAAGTCCTATTTGTTGTAAAGTTCTTGAATTAGCCGTTTGGGCAAGCCAAGCTTTGTATGTGTCAATAATATAAGAACATTTTGGGAAATCGTTGATTGATAATCCTTCATCATAATTATTTATAATTCCAGCATAATTTGTAGGATACATGAAACCCTCTGGATTAGGCAAACGTGTACAAGTATATTCAAAATTACACGTTGTTCCATCGAATAATTCATATCTGTAATTGCAAGTATTCCCAGATAAATCTGTAGCTCTTAAATAACAATAGGGGTATGTAAACAATTTATTGTTTCTTGGTGTGTATGCATATAGTTTACCACTTGTTTGTGGTTTGTTTACAACTTTGGTTTTAACACTGGCATTTCCTTTAATTTGTATTGTATCGCCATTATCAGTCGCAAAAGCAGTAGGCACTGCATAATAATCTATAACACTGTCTGGTGCTTCACTCGCATTTTTAAAGAATTTTGATACATTATCCATTTTATTTGTACGATATAAACAAGCACCAATTTGAATACCATCAACTTTGAAAAAAGTAAGTGTTTCATCATCAGCCGTTACTTGGTGCCCTTCATGGTCTAAAACGCAACACACAACTGGTTCAACATTTGCATAATCTGTAATTTCATCAACATAGTTCGCAATATATTCACCAGTTTCAAGATTTTCTTCAATAATATTATCACCAACATTATCTGTTCTTGAGTGCATTCTATCAATAAAGCATTCATTATAAGTGTAGTCAAACTGATATGTCTGCATAACATCCAAAATGAAGGAAACTTCCCATGTCACATTGTTGACCCATGTGACATCTGTCACGAATGCATAGAACCATTTATTTTCATAGTTAGTATTCTTAAACATCATATATGTAGCACGTTGCATAAGACTACCTTGTACTGATTCCAATCGAATTGTTCCAGTCTGCTTGTTTTTTCCAACATATGTACATCTATCCCATTCAAGTAATTTATGAGCGTACATATCATTATATTGTGCTTCTTTAGAAGCATATGAAACAGTCCCTTCATTATAGTCTGGACTTAATGAAATATTCTGCAATAAAACTACAGTACTGTTTGGAACAACATAAGCCATATATTTACCTCCTTAAAATAAAAGGTGGGACCACCCACCTTTCTATATACTATGCAACTGTAATAGTCGCTGAACCAGATTTTTCTGGGTCTCCGTTTGAAACTGCCTTAACAGTATATGCTTGAGCCGTAGCGTTATTTCCAATAGTAAGAACGCCCGTGTTCTCGTTGATTATCACATCTGTTCCACCACCAGTTACTTCCCAGTGCACAGTTTTGTCTGCAAAGTCAGAAGCCGTAACAGTCGCTTTCATAGTCAAGCTTGAACCTTTTGGCATTGTTGCTTGGCTTGGTGCAACTTCAACACTTGTTACTGTAGGTTCTGTTTCCACATACATAACAGCATTTGCAAAATATCCACTCGCATATACCTTCCATACGTGTAGGAAGTTGTTCTCATATAAACCTTGCTGGTTTCGTCTCATATCGAAGTATTGTTCTACATCATATACCATGAAGAAGTCTTTATCCACTGTAACTAATGGTACTTCCTTCAATTTAGTCAACTGCTGTGACGTTGGTCTGATATAATTTGGTTCATCTGCAAAGATAATATCCAATCGAGCCAACTCATCTGGTGTAAATGAGAAATCATCCAATACAATATAACGGCCACTGAATTGCACATAATCCACATTAAATGCTTTAGCTAAAACTTCAACTCCAGATTGAGCATCGAATGCACTTGTTACGAATACATACTGGTCATTCTTTAATGCGTAGTTTAATACGCCAGCACTGTTGTATTTTCGTGAAGGTGTCATCAACAAGTTAGACACGGTCTTAACGGCTGTAATCAACTGCTCACTTGTAGCATTTGCTGGGATGATTTGTTTATACATTGTACCGTTCAAAAGTCTTTGAACTAAAATGTACTTCATAGCTAAACGCTCATCGTATTCCATAGCCGTATACATTGCATCAATGATACCCGTAATCAAGTTTACAACACCAGTGCTTGAAGTAAAGGCTTGTCGCAAAGTAGCTTGCTCAATCGTCTGTTTATAGAAAATCTGTGAGTTGATACGATATAACATAGCTTCTACATCTGGTTTCACACGTTTTTCAACTTGTGTTTCTGCGAGTTCTGGGTTATAACTGAAAGGTTCACAAATGTTAATAAAGATATCTTCAATCACTTCACCATATTCCAAACGGCCTCGTTTTAAGTTGGCCCATGGGTTCTGGTATGACTTAGAAGAAATGATAACTAAACCAATTCTATTTAATAATTCACTTAGGAATGCGTTTTGCCAGCCTACGTTTGACATAACAGCTTGACCAAAAGCACGAATACTCATTAATGAATCGTTACTTGTAGCCGTTACACCATCTGCCATTTCTTCACCAGCACTTAATACGTGTGGTGTACCTTCTTGAAAGTCGCCACCAATGCTTTCACGGACGGTATTCAAAATATCTGGGGTTTTGGCATTTAACTCTGCTTTCGTTGGTTTTACTGCCATAAATATCTCCTTTCCTACCAATCAATGTTGGTAATCTTTTACATATTTATTATAACATATTTTTATTCTGTTTTAAATAAATCATTATAAGATAATTTCTTATCTTCTGTTTCTTCGTCTTCCTTAATATCATTCTTAATATCTCGTGGGGAAGGGTTATTATCCACACCACCCAAGAATCTTTCACGGTATTTCTGTTTGAATTCCTTTAAATCTGTCTGAGCTTGTGTTAATGCTTTCTTTGTCGTTTCCAACTCATCATTGTTAGAAGTTTCCATAGAATCTGAAATATCTTCCAATAATGAAATTTGTTCGTCGGTAGCATCTTCTCCAAACATTGCATTTACTTTTTTAATTAAATCTTCTTTGCTTAATTTTGCCATTTTCTTTTTCCTCCTTTTAAAATGGTCTACCCATGTAGTATATCCATTTTGATTTCTTCTTTTCTGGTTCTATATCACCACTGCCTGGAAGGACTGGTTTCCAGTCCTTTAAATACTGATACCATTGTTCGGCCTGCGTTCCTCTTATAGGTTGGTTGGGGTCTGCTGGTCTTTCATAGTTTGCCAGAAACTCAATAGCCAAGTCATATGGATTTCCTTTACTTTGTGTAAACTCCTTGAAGCTTTCTGGATACGCACTTGTGGCTATCCACTGGGTATTGGTAGCCACTTCATAATTCATTCTTGCACACTCACCATATCCAAAATTATCTATGGTAAATCCATTTTGAGCAAGCCAGTCCAACACTTTTGTGTATGGTGTCCACTGTACCAGTCCATATCCTTGTCTTTCCGTAGGTGTACCATATGGTGTATCGTTCTGCCAACGGCAAGGTGAAATCGTACTTTCACTTTGCATATTTCCAAGAACTCCACAGCACGCATTCAATGTCCATCCATATAATATATTCATAGTTCCATAGAAGCATTTGGCATTGTTCTTCATTTCCTCATCTGTCAATGGTCTTGAAGGTTCTGTCAAACTTGTGTTTGTTATGACCCATTCCAGTGTGTCATAGGTTGGTTGTCCTTTTTTGAATGTTGAAAACTTGTGGCCCATGTCATTGGATATGTTTGTATCATTCACATACCAGAAGGATGTTGGAAGAACTGAACCTTCCAACGCATAACAATAATTACCATGAGGACAAGTCACACCATATTCAACTAATTTACCATTCACTGTGAATGTCTGGTCAATATGTGAGTGGTCTCCTTTTACATCCCCAGCCGTCCCTGTATGAGCAATTAATTCACCTTGCTTGAAAGTAGTCTTTGTTGGTGGGCTGTTATCATGTGTGAAACTGAATGTTACTTGCCTTAAACCACTTGGGGTCCATACCTTTTTATCTGAAGTATAGATACGTGTATTTCCATAAACTGCTGGTCCTGCATCAATCAAGTGACAATCACAAGGGGCATATAATGGGATATGCGTCTGATTCAGAATTGCACAATCGAATGGGTGCCCGCAGCAATGTGAAAATGCATCTGGACTTGACCATTGTGTAATATACATTGTCTCCATAGGAAACAAGCATACTTGATACCCTTTATAGCTTAGTTTCTCATTTGGTTTCATCTGATTCACTCCTTACAAGTTCCATTAATTTGTCATGACAAAAATCATATCGTTCTTTGTTCTTATCCTTTAGAATATGGCAACACTGTGTGTAGAATTCTATTTTCCATTCTTTAGTCACACCAAATGGAAAATAACATGGAATGTCTTTTTCTTCTTTCATTTGATATATGGAAGAAAAGCTACACAATTTCTGCCCACTTTTCTTTTCCATAAATCTCACTTCCACTCACGGCTACAAAGTTCGTGTTTCCACTTGCCCCCGTATAGCATACGTATCTATGTCCATTTCCAACCCATTTTCCCCAGTAGTGAACTGTATCTCCTTTATTGTACTGGGCAACAACTCGGCCACAAACTGGATTCTGCTTTCTTACGTTGACACTGTTTACTAAAAACTTAGCCGTACCAGTCTCCTTAATAACATCCTTCATATTGAATACGGAGTTGACTGGCTCTTCATCCAGCACCACATCTGGAACTAGATACCCTAGAAAAGTCATACCACAATATCCATTTGGATTTCCTTCTACATAGTCAAATAGATTTCCACCATAATTGGATTGACTCCATGCAACGGTATACGTATCAATGATATCTTCACAAACGGCTACATGGCCATATTCACCATAAGACCATATCATCAATGCCCCTTTGCTTGCATACTTGCTTTGCTTAAGTCTTGAGTTATGTGTTTCCCATAAGTCCTGTGCACCATGTACACGTGTATATCCATCCAATGGAATTACTTCTCCCAGAATCTCAGATAATCTGGCTGTTGCATACGTGAAACAGTTTGGCATATCAACTCCAACACGCTGTAAAGCATATGACATCCATTCTGAATCCATAAGTCCTTGAATGTTCGTTCTTTTATAAAACATTATTTGTCCTCCTTATATCCAATCAATGCCTTGATTCTATCTGGCAAGATATCTGGATTGATTTTTGAAATGTTTTCACAAATACTTACTACTTCTGTAATGATTGCATATCCACAGATAATAGGCAACAAGTCTTTTGCGAAAGGCAACTCAAAGTACGTTTCTGCATAGTTGATTGCAACTCCTAATGCGTAGCAACAGACGAATCCTACTTTCTTGAATAGTCCATCCCTTAGTTTATTTGACTGTAAATTTTCACCATCACGAATGGCTCCCAGAATTCCAGTCACTAAATCCATACCATTAAAAATCAAAGCAATACCAATCAGTACCATGACTGCACCTCCTAACTTTATACCATTATTATAGCATAAAAGTATGGTATAATTATAGTAGAAAGGTAGTGAAATTTATGAGCGAAAATAAATTCTATGATGGAACAAAACTCATGGGTATGAAAGATATCAATGGGAATACACCAGAAATATTCATATGTACTTCAAACCGTTCGGCTGGAAAAACAACATACTTCAATCGGTATGCGTTTAAAAAATGGCTAAAGAAAAAAGAAAAGTTCATCATCCTTACAAGATTTGACTATGAACTTCCTAATATAGGTGATAGATTCTTTAAAGAAATCCGTGAACTGTTCTTCCCTAACTGTTCTATGTTTACTGAAAAGCGAGCAGGTGGAACTATTTACGAATTAATGGTATACCAAGGTGAACAGACCGAAAAGAAGTCGTGTGGCTATGCTATCGCCTTGAACAAGGCAGACCAAGTTAAAAAGTATTCTCACTTTTTAGCCGACGCAACGTGCATCATCTTTGACGAATTCCAGTCTGAGACGAACAAGTATGCTCCAGATGAAATAACAAAGTTCATTTCTATCCATACTTCTGTTGCACGTGGTGGTGGCAAGCAGGTACGATATGTTCCAGTCTATATGATATCTAACCCAGTCACATTGCTAAATCCATATTATCTGGCACTTGGAAGTGGTACTCCATACTCCTTAATCAAACGACTGCAATGGAATACTAAATTTCTTCGTGGTGTAGGGTGGGTATTAGAACAAGGATTCAATGAAAGTGCAAGTGAATGTCAGAAGGAATCTGGATTCAATCAAGCTTTCTCAAACAATGCCTATGTAGAATATTCCAGTGAAGGTATATATCTTCGTGATGATAAATCCTTTGTCGATAAGCCAAGTGGAAAATGTACATACGTGTGTACGTTGAAATTCAATAATGTAAACTATGGTATATTCGATTATATAGAAGAAGGATATTACTATTGCTCCACATCCTATGACAAGACTTCCCCATTTAAACTGGCTGTGACAAACTCAGACCATCAGATAAATTATCGCCTTCTCAGAAGCAATACGTTTATTATTCAAAAGCTTCGAACTATGTATGACTGTGGCCTGTTCCGTTTCAAAGATTTGAACTGTAAAGAATGTCTTATGACTGCATTGTCCTATGGATAAAATAAAAAGACACTCATAAGAGTGTCTTTTATATTGTTACAGATAAGTCAATACCATGCGATATCTTACTTCGTCTGAGTGTGTGGCACTGTATTCCAAGTGAAGAGACCCACAATTTTCACTCCATGAATGACTACATCTGGCAATACCATAATGTGTAAGACCCAATGTTTCACGTGGAACACTGGGCCTTACAGTACGATTTTTAAAGAAAGAGTCTATGCGTGCTAAAGCTACTCAACACACTTATAGTATAGCATTATCTCATAACATAGTCAAATTTTTCTAACAGAATACCACCCTCAATACGGTGTGGCTTTAAATTGCTTGGCACTTTCAATCCTACTTTGAAGTCCTTTAAAGTTCTCTTTGTTTTCAAGAACTCTTTTTCTTTTTCGTCTGCATCAGAAGGTACTTCCCCACCACTTAAAGATATATTCATCAGTTCCTTACACCTCTTCCCCATGCCAGCACACTTGATATCATAGTGAGGTTTACAAGGTACTTCATCTTCATGTGTGATATGTTCAATGTATGTCTTCTGACGAACATACACGGCTTCGTCAAAATAGCTTTCACACTTCCAAGCGTTAAAGTCTGTTGGATGGATTCTAACATCCACAAGTTCTTCACGTGAACACATACAGTGAATACTGTCTGTATCAGCATAGACAAACTTTGGATTGATACTTCCTGTAAAATTGTTCTGAGCATTTGTGATAGTAAAGTTCTTGGCATAGCTGGTAATGGCACTACCACAAGCAATGTACCCAGTCTTCTTTTCAAACTCAATCACCAAGTCATAGTCAATCTTGCCGTCAATAATATTCACTACCTTAAAGCTTGAGCATGAGTTTGTAGCCATTTTACCATAAAGGTTGTTCAAGAAAAGTTTAGCCAGCTGTCGCATAGCCCCAGTAGACTTCATTTTCAAGTCTCTCCAAGGGTTGATATAATCATCAAAGATACCCACTCTGGATTCAAAATAGCATCCATCCAGAATTTCAAAGTCCTTTACTTCATAGTGCTTTCTAAACAATGCATAGTCTGTCATAGTCAATGTAAGTATAGGCCTTGCATCTACCTTGTTTCCGTCCTTGTCGATATATCCTTTATAATACTTTCCGTTGATTTTAAAGTCACTCGTTTCCAGATATTCATTTGACTTGTACATTCCACTGTTTTTTATCTGAATAAACGGTAGCATACCTTTTTTCAATTTGAATCTGGTTTTCACACGCACGAAATAATACATATTGTCTCGCAGTGCTTCTTGGTGAATGAAGTTTCCTTTCCAGAACAAAGGTTGCCCAATAGGATAGGCGTTACCAGATGAGGAATGCATAACGGAAGGATACAAACTGTTTACATCACATACGCATCCTTTTTTAAAAATTCTGTTCTCGCAACCCTTTACAACATAGCACCAACCACCTCGATAGGACCTTCGTATATATTCGTCCACATCCTTTGAACCAAACTTGTCTTCATCCAGTTCTATTGCTTTCAAGTCTGGAAACATTTCTTCGTATGTCCATTTGTCATACGTATGCTTGAACTCTTTCATACAGCACGTTCCAATCGTCATAGAATCATGCTTCTGCTCAAACATAAATTCAAGTGCTTCCTTTACTACGTAAACATCATTCTTGATATATTCCTTTTCTTCCTCAGAAATATAACAGTTAGGATATCTGAACCCTTCGTATTCCATTTCCAATTTCTGATGCTTTGTCTTGAATGCTTTTCCAATTTCAGCAACAGAGAAAGGAAGAAGTTTTAGACTGTCTCTGAATTCAATGTAGTGTCCTTTCACAAAACAAGTGATGGAATAATACTTCCCCATGTTTGATATGCTGTACTTGATACTTCCATCTGGCATATCCTCGTTTGGAATCCATTTGACTTTGAACTCGTCCATTGTAGATAAATCCTCATAGGCCTGTTTCAGTTTCAGTTTACCAAGCAGATAGCATAACCAGAATGTCCCATCAAATCCAAGATTATGATAATAGATGAGAATATCTGATTTTAAACTCAACAGATATTCCCATGTAGCTTCTATGGAACCGAAAACTTTTGCATCTTCTGTATACAGTTCAACAACAGCACTGGCCCACACCTGCGTATCCTTCTGGCCTTTGTATACAGTAGTTTCAAAGTCTCCAACCAGTATTTTCTTCTTTCTTTTTCTAGCCATACCTAAATATCGTCCACTCTGTCATTATTTGCTAAATCTTTTATATAGTTGAAACTTAGACTATCTGCATACCTTAGCAATGGGTCTTGAAGCTTATATAACTGGGCCGTATCTCCAGTAACCAGTCCCCATCCACCATAGAACAGTACATAACTGTCAAAGAATTGTGCAAATGGATAAGACAACAGAAACTCTGCCAGTGTATCTTCAGAATAATCAATAAAATAGTCCTTCATATAATCAACTACATAATCAGCACCCATGTGTGCCAACTGTCTAGATGATTCATCTGGATTTTGTTCAGCATATGTATGCACTGCATTATACAACTGGTCTAGTGCACTTTGTCGAGTGCTTGCCCAATCCAGATATTCATCTGAAAAATCAATATCATCCGCTTGTCTGATAATGGGTGTTTGTACTGGCTTTTTACCTAAAGGAAAATTAGGTCTTGCTATTTTACTATGTTTTTTCCTGTCACGCTTCTTCTTTTGCTTTTCCTTTGGTTTCAGTTTCTGAATACTTTTCTTTGTCAGAATCAAAGGGCCTTTATGAACTGGCTTTGCTTGCTTTGCTTTCTTCACCTTCTGCGATGGAAGATTGCTTCTTTTCTTTTTGACCTTTATTTCTTCAACGGGTATATGAACTGGCTCTGTAAAGAATGATACAATTTTTTGAGGTATCGGCTTTGTGTATGTTGGCTTAATCAGCTTTACTTTCTTTATATTTATCGTCTTTCTTTTAATAGCCATAGGCTTTACCTCCTAGCTTATCGTACTTCTATTATACTACAATTAAAGGGATAGAACTCTATCCCTTTTGTTATTTATCTTCTTCTTTTTGGTTTAGGTTCTTCTTCCTTCTGCTCATATTTTGTTAAGAAGTGCATACTGTCTACAATCAATGCTGTTGAATAGTCCCCATTGTTGTTTTCAGTTGTTGCATGGGCTTCTACTGAAATTAAATCCCCTTTTAAGCAGTAGTCACCAATGACCTTGACGAGTCCTTCTCCAAAGGCTTTTAAGCTTACAAAGTTTGTAATCTTGTTACCTTTCTTATCCTTGTAACCAGTGTCCTGTGCCAGTGTAAACATAACCACGCTTCCCTTTTCATTCACGTATGGGTCTTTTGTTAAACGGCCCTCTAAAAATAATTTGTTCATCATATGCTTGTCCTCCTTTTACATTTCTATTCTCTTCGCATATTTAATAAATGTATCTAACTCCATTTCATAGTATTCTTTACCATAAGATAGAGATAATACCTTAATTGGCTTATAGCCCATTTTACTAAACTCACTCATAACTTTATCCGCTTTCAACTTGTTATTGAATACTGTTGATACTTCACGAGTCTTGTTCGTCTCATTATCGAATACCAATACATTTACAATCGTTGTATTAATTGTTCTTTGAATCTTGTTATATAATACAGACATTTATACCACCCCTTTCCAAAAACTTCTCAAGAAATGAATGTTTGGTTTACGAACCTTGCTCACCAGCACTCCTTCATTTTCTTCAATATAACGAGCCATCCAGAAGTTGTCGTCCTGTGTCTTTCCTTGACTTCTTGCCATTTTGAATAAACCGTATACGCATGGACTAATACTTGCCGTATACATTCTAATGTCATTGTAAGGCTTACCTTCCATCATTCTGTATACTTCGTTTGGATAAAGTGAAGCACCTTCAACTTTTGGATTTCCTTTTAGTCTGAAAAAAATATACTTTCATTTGTTGGACTCCTTTAATCTAGTAATATGTATGAATTCATTGAATGGCATTGTCGCATATCTTGAAGGAATTACGCCTATTTTAATCAAAACATCTAAACAGATTATATTATTTAAAGGTTCTGCGACCATCCATTCTTTATACTCTTTTAATTTATTAAAATATTCATTAATAAATTTATAAGCATATTCACTTAAATATAATGTTTCACGTGGAACATCTGAGTACCAGTCCAACATTTCTGGATAAATACATAACTTTTTATTTGTTTCTCTATGATATATATCACTCATAATATCCCATAAATCTTTTTGTGGATGATGCTTAAATTCATACATAATTTCATTTTTAAATAACTCTAAATTAGTTTTTGCTTTCATAATATTGTACCTCTTTTCTGTAATAATCCACTCTGTATGTCTGCAATATAAACAGAATACCTAGAAACATAGCTGTTACAATTAGAATTTTTAAAACAGACTCATTTACCAAATACCATGACTTTTTATCCTTCATTCTTGATACACCATTATAAACGGCTATTAAATAATATAATAAATAAATACCAAATAGAAACAATGCTACATATTCAAATTTCATTTTAACTCCTTTCTTTTGTACCTAAATACTAACATACTTTTCTACTTTATTCAAGTAGAAAATACAATAATGTTTTAGATTTTTTGACTTTATAATGACTTCTGAAAACTTTGCATACATCGTCAAAATTCTTGATACCTTGATTTTTATTTGCACAGAATAAAAGTCGTAAGTCCGTCTTCTTATCAAATTCAGTCAAGTTCTGAACGATATAAATATCATATCCAATACCAAAGTAAAAACGTGCATCATTCAAACTAATACGGTTCAATGTAACCATTTGACCATGATATTTAACGAATTTTGTATAATGTATCATGATAACAGCTCCTTCATATAACGGTCGTATACTGCATTTAAATAGGCTAGTTCTTCATCTGTCCATTTCCATGTATGTACTTTATTAAGGTATATATCATCTATGATATATGCTTTAATTTCTTTGTCACTCGTTCCTTCAAATACCTGTTTCATTTCATCAGCAATATGAATCATATAACTATTAGAAGTTGGATAGTTGTTAAGCATCTTTCATCACCTCTTTTCACTTAATTAATCTGTATTTGATACGCCTATACTCGTCATATACTGGACCCCATATTGACTCACATTGTCTTTTTTCATCTGGTAAATATTTCTCCATAACATCTAGTTGACTTTGTAATTTAATGTTATATGGACACCCTTTGCAACCAGTTCTTTTAAAATTAAATGGTGCATAATATAACTTGCATAGCTTTATATCATTTCTTTTAATATACCATTCTATGAATTCATTTGAACATGGGTTTAGTGGCTTAAATTTTTTTAACGTATGAGCATTATCAAATACAACACATCCTTCGTGATTTGCTCTTAGTCCACCCTCAGCCATTCTTAATCCAAGAATAGCAACACTTCTTCCAGATTCCTTTTCATATTTTTTTATTGGGTTTTTCTTCAACTCATAACAGCACCTATCACTGACTTTTAAATTAAATGAATCAGTAAATTGATATTTTAGAATTTTTGGACATGAAAAACTATCACCATTTATATATCTGTTAACAGATTTTGTTACATTGCCCTTGTTTTGAAACATTGCTAGTTTACAGCTATGCTCTTTTGACTTAAAAGGATATCCTTTTTCATCTAGCATTTTTTTAATATTTACACCAGAGTTGAATACTAGAAATCTTTCGTCTTTTTCTTTCATTGAATAAACAAATTCACGAATATAATTATATTCAATACCAGTATTAATAAATACTCTTGGTATTTTATTATTTGGCAATGCCTCGTCAATCAAATAATGTAATACCGTACTATCTTTACCACCACTAAAAGAGATATAAAAATTTTCTTCACCGTATTTATTAATTGTTTTTCGTATAACCTCTAATCTATCATATAATATAAAATCCATTTAGTTCACCTTCTTCCTACGCATACATTTTCTTGTCTTGCATTTGTTTTGCTTGATTCATTTCTCTAGCGTATTCTTCTAATAGTTTTGGTAGCAGTTCAATAACAACTTCATTTGTTCTGCATTCCATCCATTGTTTTAAATTTTCAATGTCGATACATTCTTCATGAATGTATTCTAATCTTTCAGTAAGCTCTTGATTTTCATATTCTAATAATGCGATTGATTCCATTCTTTCAACTTCATCTTGAGCATATACTAATAAATCAATCAATTCACTTTTCTTGAGTTTTGAAAGCATGGCTCTTGGGTCATAACTTTCAATATACTCATCATAAAGTACTTCCACTGTTTTATTCATAATAAGACTCCTTTTTTAATCCTTCAACTGCACTTCTTTTGCGTAGTACGTGACATAGGCCTAAAGCAATATATAGATAGGTCACGTTCACTAAGTCTCTATATTTATTATAAATTTCTTCTAACACATATTGCCATTCACATAATGCGTATTCATCCTCAGTCGTGATACTTTGTTGTTGCTCAAGTTCATCTAGCTGATTCACTATTTCTTGCAAGAACATGGACATTTGTCCTCTGTTCTTTTGTGTTTCGTCGTAGCGTTCTATAATATTGATTTGTTCTAACATATTAAGTCCTCCTTTACTTTATTACAATATTATCATATTGTTCGGTACTAATTCTATTTACTACTTTTAAAATATCAGCTGTATTATAAGAGTAATTATCTTTATTTAATTCTCTTTCTAGTGCGACATTTCTCCAACTCATGCCCTTATCATCGGTATATTGTGTGTCAATGGCTAAACCTTGTCTATTAATAATATCATATTGTACGTGTTTTAATGGCTTACCAGTAACTTTGTGTTTTGTTCTTGCCTTTTTGCGGTCACGCCATAAAGAAAATTCTAAAAAGTACATATTACCGTCTTTGCCTTGGATATCTTCTCCATGTGTACACACTCTATAATTTTGGATATCACTTTCTATTGTTTCATCATCCCAAAAATTACATCCTCTTTTTTCTAAATACAATGTTTTCATTTTGATTACCTCTTTCTTTTTACACTTTAATTATAAGATATTTTTTACTTTTTGTCAAGTACTGTTTTCAATTATTTTAAGTAGAATTTAAGCGTAGAAGTTAGGTTTAACTAACTTCTAACACTATTAATATAATAGCTTATGGCTTGACCTAAATAATAACATCTAATGGAAACGTCTATCGCTTCTGGATTTTCATAGTCTGGAGTACCTCCAAACTCTTTAAATGTTTCTTCTATATCCTCCCAGTTATGGCATAAGTTCTCTTCTGCATCATATCTGTTAAAAGTGTATGACCCACTTCCGTTGCCTGTCACTGAGTCCTCAGTCCATAAGTCCTCGTTTAATTTTTCCTCTAATCCGTCCCAATCCTCATTATCAAAATAATCTTGATAATATGACTTGTTTTCATCTACATAGTTTTCTACGTCCTCACGTACTGCATTAAAATAATTATACATAATATAATCCTCCTATGGCATTCTAGCCGACGCAACTTGCGTTGCGTTTCGTCTTAATTTTCAAAGACTCATCAGGGCTAGTTATATAACTCATCCATTATATTATTGACATTTCCCATTTTTAGCACCTATGTTTCACGTGAAACATTTATCCTTTCTTGAGGTCTACCCCTCTTTACATATATAGTATAACATTTTACCTTTATATTGTCAACTATTTTATACCATAAATTTAATTTTATTTTTACCTTGTGATAATATTCACAAGTGTATTGTGAAGGTTAGGGGAAAAATCACATAATGTACCGTGTAAACAC